ATTGTTGTATGAGACAGCATTGGCTGTAGAGGCACCACCTGTTGTGGAGATGTCCTTGATGGACTGCTCTAGTTGATGAGTCTTATCACCAATCTGCTGCAAGTTCTCTTGGTCACCTTCAAGATATACTTGCTTGGCAGATGCTATCTTGCCTTTCTTGGTGGCTGCATTTAATTCATCTGTTAAATTTATTGCCATATTGTTATTGTTTTACGATATTACTAAATTCCATGTGTTTGCAGTGAGAGGATTGACTGTGCGGTATGCCTTGAAGCTGCCTAGGCTATTGGTAATAGTCTGAGGAGCAGACAAAGGCACATCAAATCCTGCACTGGTTACTCTGCTTATCGTGAGATAGCTTGGCACTACTAGCCAGATGTAATCATTATCCTTGGTTGTTACCTTTGGATTGAATGATACTCCTGTAGTTGATACCTTGGTGAGGGAGTTTAACAGCTCTGCGGTCATTGAGGACGCTGAGTTTCCACCGTAATAGCAGAGATAGCGAGTTGCGCTTGTGCTCTTGCTGGTTCTACCTTGCTTGGTGACAGAGAACTTGAAGATTTCCCTAGAGCCTTCTATAGCATCAGACAATGTTCCACCAGATGAAGGGGTGTTTGTTAAGACCTTGAATAATCCTTCGTTTGCTTGCTTTGAGACCTGCAAAGTATCTGGCATGAAAGGCTTGCCATCGCTGCTTACCGAATACTTCACCTCTGTCTGCATCTTTGAAACATCTTGGTTTACGGTCAGACCTAGGATGATAGGATAGACGGTATCGTTCAGCTTGGCGAGGTTGACATCTACATCCTGAATCAACTCTACAAGATTCTCGGGAAGACCTGTGGCGGCTTGCACTGCCTTGCGAAGCTCTGGGTCGAACTTGTCGATGGTCATGGTGTTGGCTGCTATCTTCTCGTTGGTCACTGAGCCATCTTGCAGCTTGGACGTAGAGACGGACGTATCGGCTAGCTTTGGATTGGTAATGCTCTCGTCCTTCACCTTCTGGGTGTCAACAGAGTCTTCTGCTAGCTTATCCTTTGTAATGGACTTGGTGGCTACCTTGTCAGTGGTTACACTCTCGTTGGCTAGATGCTTGGTCTCCACGTTTGCCTCTCGAAGCACTCTGCCATCTACCGACTGGTCTCCTAACTTTTCGTTGGTGATGGCTTTCTCCTCCACCTTCTCTGTAGTTACGGCTCGGTCGTTCAGCTTCTCGGTGATAACTGATTTGTCCTTTAACTTGTCGTAGGTGACGGAGGAAGGAGACAGCTTGGAGTTATCCACCGATTGGTCAGCAAGTTTCTCGGTGGTTACTGCCTTGTCGTTGATTTTTTCGGTTGTTACGGAGGATGGGGCTAACTTTTGGGTCGTGATGTTCTCGTCAGCTACCTTTGGGGTGGTGACTGAGCCATCTGCTAGTTTGCCTTCTGTGACAGCGGAATCGTTCAACTTCTCGGTGGTAACGGCTTTGTCGGCAATCTGAGTAGTTTCAATCTTGTCGGTCTTGTTTACCTTCTCATCCAGCATCTCCTGAGTGGACTTGCCCGAACTCTCGTCCTTGACATATTTGGTGTATGTCAAGGTTTCGTCGGCTCGTCCGCTCTCTAGAATATTGTTGTATCTTACTTTTTCTGCCATATTATTGTTTTAATTTAGCGTTATATACGTTCTCTCCAGGCTTCAACTGGTCTGACCAATAGAAATAGAGGTCGCCTACCTTGGTGGTATTGAATGCTACTTGGAGACCAGACTGGGTGAAGACGAGGGGAACTCGGCTGACCAACCAGACGTATGGCTTTTCGGAAGTGGTGGTGACGGTGACGGACTTATCCACTAGGTCGCCTTCCACTTGCTGTAGGTCTTCCATGTTGAGCTGGGTCATGTCCTTGGCTGCTGTTGCTCCCATATAATAGAGGTTGTCATCGCCATTCGCCATGATGCTGACGTAACCAGACACGGCAGGAATGACTATCTTGCCATCCTTATAGACCTCTCTGGTGATGTCGTTGCCATCCATGATAACCTTGACCAAACCGAGGTTGAAGCCTTCGGATGGGGTAAGGGAGGCCTCGTACTTCTCACCCAATCGAAGGGTGGATGGGGTGGAGGACAGGGTGACATCATCAAGCGAGTAGGCGAATGGGCAGACGGACTGATTCTCGGTGACCATGTAGTATCGGAGGTCGAACATTCCGACCGTACCACCTTGAACCACACCGATAGGAATCTTGGTCTTCGGGTTGCTCTCAACAATCTGCATGATGTTGCGCTCCTTGCTGACCATATCGTAGTCGTTGTATCGCCAAGATACCTTTACATCGTAGTTGCCCAGTTCCAAGTTGGAAGGGATGGTGCATACCAACACGTTGTGTTCGATGCCACTGATGGAGGTGGGCACGATGATGGATTCGCCAAAGCCGCACAGAAGTTCCACCTTGATGTCGGTGGCTTGCTTGAGGTCGAAATCAACCAAGCGGTTGAACTCCTTTGACAAGTCCATCTTGCGCACCAAGATGTGAAGTCGGAAACTGTTGCCTTGTACTATCTTGTAAATCATACTAGTAAATATACATTATTAATAATGTGGCAAAGATAGGCAATATTTGACATTACCTAACTTTATCCGTTAATGATGTGGTGGTTAAATCAATCCTTTCCATCTGAGGAACTTGCGCTTGCGGTGCTGCTTGCCATTCTTGGAGTGGCAGTTGGTGTGGTAGAGACAATCGTGGAAAAGGTCTCTCGGCTTGCCGTCCTTTGGGGTGAGACCTACCTTGCGGTATGACATGTACTCCTTGCGGTTGATAACCATCAACTTGCCCTTCTCCGTAGGAAGAACATAATAGATGTCTCCTGTACGGGATGCCATCTTGTTAGCTGCTGCCGTAGCCTTGCGGTACATCAGCTCACACTTGATGCGATAAATCATCTTCTTGACTTTCTTGAAAATCATAGTCGTAATATTTAGAATTATACTTATGTGATGGTAGCTGCCGAAACAGATACTCTTTTTCTCATTACTCTTGCCTTGACGTTTATCATCTTTGGCATTTCCATCTCGTTGAAACAGATGTGGAGTCCGATGGCTCGGGTCATGAGCAAATCATCGTGCTTGCCATCAATCGCACCGTATGCGCCATTCTTCTTGCGCTCGTAGGTGATAAACTCGTCCAAGCATCGCTCGTCTCGCTCTACATATAGATGCTCTCTGACCACTTGAACCAAAGTGGAGATAATCATCGGCTTGGTGGCTACATTGGTATGGAAGCCATATTTGCGTGGCACACCCTCCTTGATGTCTGCCTCGCTCTGCTTTCGGGCATAGAGGTTGTCGTAGCAGTCCTTAATCTGATTTAGGATAAACTCGGACTGGTCTCCACCTTCCAAGATGTGCTCCTTATCCTTGGTCTCCAAGGTGTTGGACTCTATGACCAGAAGGGCATTGTCGTAGTACTTGGCTATCTGTGCTGCCTTCCATGCCAACAAGTCCATGTCGATGTGTCCGTACCACTGGGCTACCACGTATGGCTTACCACCTTCCATCATCCAATAGCGGTCGAAGACACAGATAACAGACCAGTCGGCTTTCGCTCCTCGTCCACCAATATCGACTACAACTAGGTAGCGGTTGGTGACCTTGCAATCATCGAAGTGCTCAGGATGATTCCATATCCAGAGCTGACCTTGCTTGTCCTCGGTGAATCGGACATGCTGTAGGCACTTCCTTCCTTTGCAGCCATCGCCATATACATCGCCAATGACCTTTGGTGCTCGGCATTGCTTGCGGAACTTCTCCACCTTGTCTTCGGCAAAGACCTTTGCTCCTGAGTGCTTGAAGGCCTCCACATCATCGGAAGGATAGCCGCTCGCCATATCGCCATGGTCGGTGAACTTCTTTCGCTCGGTGATATACCAGTGGATAGCTTCCAAGGGTGCTCCCATCTGCCAAAGCTTCCAAAGGTATGTGCCTGGCTCCTCACGGTCGGACATCACATTGTTGTCCTCTCGGTGCTCGTAGAGCCAAGTGGCGAACTCTTGTCGCTGCTTCTTGGTGTCGAAATCAAGATGGTACATATCGTATATCTCGAACCAAGGAACAAAGAACGGCTCAAACTGAGACTGACCTTTCTTTGCCGATACCCACTCACGATGGAAGAAATTTCCAGTACCGTTGGCGGTGGACTCATAGACTATCATCGTATATGGGCGATACAAGATACCATTGGTTGCATTCTGAACCACATCTTCTGGTGACTTACCTTCTGTCTTCTCCCACAAACCAACCTCTGAGCAGTGAACTAAGTTATAGTCCTCACCATTGGCGGAGGTAGGTTTCTGCATAGAGCCTACCTTAATCTTGCAGAATCGCTGAGGCACTTTCTTGACATTGCCAGATGTGCCGAACCCCACAAACTTAGGCTCGTTCTCGGAATATGCCTCGCCCATTTCGTGAAGGAACTTGGTAGGGAACTCCTTCAATGCCTCGTCGAACATACCTCGGATGGTCTCGGCTGTGTCCTTGACCTGAGCCACGATGAGCGAGTTGAGACCCTTCTGCCACATGAGTTGCAGCCAGAGCATATACATCTGAATGATCGTTGAGCCTCCCCATTGTCGGGCTTTCAGTAATATCAAGCGGATGGGGCGATTCTTCTTTCTGCGCTCCTCCAGCCATCGGAGCAGTCTGCGCTGAGGGCGGCGAAGGACGAAACGGAAGGGAAGACCACCTCCCTTTGGCTTGATGTAGATGAACACACCGAAGAAAAAGAAGGGGTCGTGCTTCATGCGAAGGCGAGTGAACTGCTCCACCAGTTGCTCTTTGTCGAAGTCGTAATCTCGCTGCATCGGTGGAAGACCTTGCGCCTCGTTCTCTTGGTCGCACTCATCGTATAACTCCTCCAAGTACTTCTCTAGGCTACCTGCCTCCATCAACTGCTTGACCAATGGAATCTTCTTCATCTCAACTGGTAGGTCTTGGTCGGGAATCGGGAAATCGTCTAGATGGAGATGGAATCGCTTATCTCCACAACCTATACCTGTAATAGGATTGAAGTGGGTGGAGAAATCCTTGATGCGCTTCTCGTTCTCTTGAAGGATGGCAAGCGTGTGCTTGTCGGTTGCGCTGGGCTGGATGGTGGTCTTTACTTGTCTTGGCATAGCGGTGCATTTAAATATCCCCACAACAAACCAAGGACATAGCAATAGATGTGGACTCCAATAGCCATGCTAGGAAATACGAAACCGATGGATATGTAGAAGAGGATGGTGAGGTTGTACCTTACCTTCCGCTCTACGTATGGTGCTATATAGCCCATGTAGGCATATACCAAGCCGCTGAGACCGATGATGGGTGTGGCGGTGGCAAACGGATAGCTGACGGCTATGAGATAGAACACTGCCAAATTTCCACCACAAGGGATGGAGCGAAGGCACTGATGGAACACCCAGAGATTGATGAGGGCATGAAAGATGTTCTGATGGTAAAGTGGATAACTGATACGTTGCAAGAATGTGCAGCCATCGTACAAGCCCATGCCATCATAGCCAAGGAGAGAGATACACAAGATTATAATGTACCCAGCATAAAGCGCAATCTGCTCTTTCGTTGCTCGTAAAATTTGCATTTCTCCTCCTTTCTCGCCTTATGGAGTATGACAAGTACGGACTTTGGGGTAAGATAAAAACTTGGAGCCTCCTCGTTGCAGATACGAAAAACAATGTCCTTCTTGGCGAGAGAAGGATGATTGTTGCTATAAAACTTGTATCTACGGTAAATCTCCAAGAACATCTGCTTACGTGTAGGAATCATATAATCGAGTTTGTCACCTCTATCCAGCCAACAGACAGCATTGTAGGCACGTTCCTCTGAGACCCAAAAACGCTTGGACGGAGATACGGCAATCTGCTGCGCTACCTCTGTCAAACTGATATTGTCTCTTACTGATATGATTTCTTTGTAAGCTCTCAATATGTCAGCATTCCGCTCTGCGATGAAATCGCAATGAGAATCCTTGTGTTTCATATCTGACTATGCAAAGATACAAAAAAATATCTAATAAGTCGTATGTGAATAATATAAATTAACGGATAAAGTAGAAATAATTCGGAAAAGTGCTACTTTTGGGGCGAAGTTTTAAAATTTATACATATATATATGGCTGGAAATACTAATAATGAACAGAATGCTGGTGCTGCGACACAGCAAGCTACCAAGACCAAGAGGGACTTGGCACTTGAGCGATTAAAGAGTCGCCATCCTGACACGGACTATGCTGACGATGAGGCTATCTATGGTGCTATCAACGATGATTACGATGAAGACCAGAAGGCACTAGAGGGCTACAAGGCTAACGAGAAGGCGATGAGCGACATGATGAGTGCTGACCCGAGGTCGGCTGTGTTCTTGCAGAGCATGAGGGGCGGGAAGAATCCTTTCGTGGAACTGGTGAGAAACTTCGGTGACGATATGGTGGACTTCCTATCTGACCCTGACAGTGCCGAGGAGGTGGCTGGCGCACAGGAGGAGTATCTGAAACGTGTGAGCGAGGGCAACAAGCTGACCGAGGAATATGACAAGAACATGGCGGAAAGCATGAAGGTGTTCGCCCAGATGGACGAGGAGTTTGGCGAGGAGACCACGGATGAACTTGTAGGCAAACTGATGATTGTTGCCAATGACGTGATTAGAGGCAAGTTTACCAAGGAGACCTTGGACTTGTTTAATATGGCTAAGAACCATGACAAGGACGTTGCCGACGCAGCCCATGAGGGCGAGGTGAGAGGCAAGAACAGCAAGCACATGAAGAACCTAGAGCTTCGGAAAAAGGGCGATGGCACGGCTGACCTTGACTCTGCCAACGCTGAGGCACCAAAGGGTGACAAGCAACCAGACTTCGGGGCTTTGGGAAGAGCAGCCCGAAGTGGTAATATCTGGGAGCGAGGAGGCGAAAAGAGAACACACAGAAGTTAAGTGAAGAGTGAAGAACGAAGAGTGAAGAATTAAAATGCTCTATATATAATAAGGTGAAAAGATTAATTATTTAAGTATAACATAAATAGGATAACAATGAAGACAACAAAAAAGACTTTCAGTTGGCTGATGTCCGTGTTCATCATGGTGTTGGCTGCTATTTTTGGAGTGAATGGCTCGGTATTGATGGCTGAGGCATCACAGTTGCCTGACGGTGGTACGACCGAAAGCGGTCATGCTGCCGAGGCTGGCGGTGCAAGTTCGGCTGGCGAGGCTGGAAATGGTGGAGCAAACAAGCAGAATGATGGTATATCTACCGAGACCAAGGGACGAGAGACCACCAAGAAGGAAGGTAACGAGGAGTTTTACGCTAAGGACGTAAACGACAAGATTATCAAGATTCGCCCTGCCGCTACACCTCTTGACCAGATTTCACGTTATGCTACTACCAAGAGTGCGGATTCATTCATCGTGAAGTATTACTCCATCGGCACTCGCCCTATCAAGACTACCGTGAAGGCTGCGACTTCCGCTAGCACTGGTAGCTCCATCGTGCTGGAGGTGGATGACCCAGATATGTTTACGCTGGACGATACCATCCGAGTAGTGGATGTGAAGGCTATCACCAACTACAAGGGACAGGCTTATGCGGACTTGGCGAAGAAGGGTGTGCCTACACCAGACTTGGAGCTTTGCGTGTGTGGCAAGGATTCCAACGGTCAGCCAATCGTATTTGCAACGAATGGCAATGACTACCAAGGTCAGCCAATCGGTGTGCCTGCGTTGACAAAGGGACAGGTGCTTATCCGTATGGCTAAGAGCTGCGGTGAGCTGGACGTACAGACAGGACGATTCTACAACCTGCCAACGACCGATGAGCAGTACTGCCAGAACTTCATGATTCAGGTGGAGCAGAGTACCTTCGACAAGATTGCAGCCAAGGAGGTGAACTGGGACTTCTCGGATATGGAGGAGGACAGCATCTATGATATGCGCCTTGCCATGGAGGGTTCTCTGATGTTTGGTGACATGGCTTGCATCAAGCATACAACCAAGAACAATGCGACTCAGTGGTTCACCAAGGGTGTTTGGTGGATGGCTGGAAAGGACATCGAAATCGGACACAAGGCTACCGACAAGGATAAGGAGGTAGGCTTCAAGGATGGCGAGGTCGTGATTTGGGACAATGAGTTGGTGGACATCGCCAAGGATTTGTTTGTTGGCACAGGCATCGGCAACAAGCGCAAGATTGTAATCGCTGGCTCGAAGGTGATAACTGCGTTCTCCAAGATTCGCTCGGAGAAGTTCCGCTTGAAGGACACGGTGGAGGTGTTCAACTTGAAGTTCAAGAGTTGGGAGACCGACTTCGGTGAGATTCTGATGATTCACTCAGAGTTCTTCGACCTACAGGGCATGAGCGACTGCGCCTTTGCACTCGACCCAGAGTTCTTGGTGAAGAGAGTACATCTTTCTTGGACTCGCAACGTGCTCGACTTGAAGAAGGCTGGTATTAGAAACACGGATGCCATCGTGATTCAGGAGGTGGCTTGCCTCTACTTGAAATATCCAAAGGCACATGCACGCATGAAGCTCGCTGCTGCCTAAAGGAAGGCTTTCTTTCGTAAATTAGAATAGACGAGGGGTGTGGGCGGACTAGCCCCATCCCTCTTTTTGGTAACATATATAATAAGGTATAGGAATCATGTATAAGACATATCAAGGATATTCGGACTTAGCCTTCAATGTGAAGGTGGAAGGCGGTCTGAGAAGAATCGTGTTCGATGCTCAGAGCAGGGGCACTAGCATTTACTCTACTAGGGACACCAAGGAGCAGAAGGCTATCGAAAGCCACTACTGGTTTAACGAGAAGTTTTGGCTAGCCGAGGAAGTGGACGAGAAGAAACTGGAGGCTGAGGTAAAGAAGAAGGCTGCCGCCAAGGCTAAGAAGGCTGAGGAAACCAAGAAGGTATTGCAGTTTGAGGACATCGCAGACGTGAAGGAATATCTTGCCGATACTTTCGGGGTGTCTCGTTCGAAGATGAAGACCAAGGACGAAATCATGGCTATCGCCAAGGAGAACAATGTAGTAATTGAAGGACTGGAGTAAGTATGAAGGAATATGCTGTATCTGAATTAGTGAAAGAGGTGAAGGTGATACTAGACCGCAACCAAGAGGCTGCGGAAATGATACCTGACGATACTGATACGCTCTCGCAAGGGGAGATTATCAGAGGTGTAATCGTGGATGCAGCCAAAGCCATCGAGGAACTTGCTCCTACAAGCAAACTGGATTCCATCAGTGTATCTAGTCTGGCGGTTGCCTGGACGGAGGACGGTGGGGCTTATGTTGGTCAACTCTCACTGCCTAGCGACTTGCTGAGACTGGTGAGGGTGAAGGTGAGCGACTGGAAGCGGTCGGGACCTATCATCACGGATAAGGATGATAGCTATCTGTATCAGCAGAACCCATACGTGAGGGGGAATCCTCAGAGACCGATTGTGGCTCTGGTGCATATTGGTGGTGTATTGGTGGCAGAGCTATATACCAGCAACAAGAAGGAAGCCACTGCCGACCTATCGTATGTGGCTGCTCCTAGCATTGGTGATAGTGATGATAAAATCTCGTTGTGCGAACCGCTAAAGGATGCCATCGTGTATATGGCTGCTTACCTGACTAGCATCAGCCTTGGAGACACGGAGACGGCTGCTAGATATAAGGAAACCGCTTATCAGTTGGCTGGAATTGTAGAACCTTCTCAAACTTAGGAATCATGGCAAAGAAACAGGAAAAAGCAAAGCTGATGTCGCTGAGCAAGGTGGTGGACAGGGAGGAGCTAGATACCGTGAAGCAGAGCTTCAAACGCTACGACCAGCCTTATGAGCGTGCGTATGCGGTGCTCTTCGAGGCCCAGCGATATTACGACAACATGGAGAACTTCCGTAAGAGGCGATTGAGAAACAAGCGTTACAACTACGGAGACCAATGGGGCGACAAGATAGATGTACCGACTTGTGGCGGACTTGGCAAACGGACTGTGAGGGAGGAGGACTATATCCGTGACCAAGGCAGCGAGCCATTGAAGAACAACCTCATCAGGAGACTGGTGAAGAATGTGCTGGGTGTGTATCGCTCACAGAGCAAAGAGCCTACCTGCAATGCCCGAGACAAGGACGAGCAGAAGTATGGCGAGACGATGAGCATCGTGCTGCAATGCAACCGACAACTGAACAGGGAGACGGAAATCGAGGCCCGAACGATGGAGGAGTTTATGATAAGCGGTGCAGCCATCCACAAGAAGAAATATGGATGGAGACGGAACAGGCTGGACTGCTGGACGGACTATGTGAACCCAAACAATTTCTTCATAGACAACAACATGAGGGATTTCAGAGGATGGGACGTGAGCTGCTTGGGCGAGGTGCATGACATCAGCATCGGGAACGTGCTGAGGGAGTTTGCCGACACTCCCCAGAAGGCTAGGTGGTTGAAGCAGATTTATCACAATGCGAGCGACCGAAAGTTTGTGTGTGACAGCTTGCAACCCTTTGGCGAGTTTGACCCTAGGAGGGTGGACTTCATGTGTCCGAGCAATCCTTCGCTGTGCCGAGTGATTGAGGTATGGAGGAAGGAGAGCAAGCCGAGATACCGTTGCCACGACTGGAACAATGGCGATGATTACAAGATAGACATCGAGGACTATCACGACATCGTGGAGGTGGAGAACCAAGACCGACTGCAAAGGGGTATGGCTGCTGGCATGGCTGCGGAGGACATTCCGATGATTAAGGCGGAGTGGTTCATGGATGATTACTGGTACTTCTACTATCTTTCGCCTTTCGGGGATATATTGAGGGAGGGCGAGACTCCTTATGCCCATGGGGAGCATCCGTATGTGTTCAAGTTCTATCCTTTCATAGATGGGGAGATTCACAGCTTCGTGGAAGACGTGATAGACCAACAGCGATATGTGAACCGTCTTATCACGATGTATGACTTCATTATGAGGGCGAGTGCGAAGGGTGTTTTGCTATGCCCAGAGGACTGTTTGCCTGACGATATGAGTTGGGATGATTTCGCTGACGAGTGGAGCAGATTCAATGGTGTGGTACGGTACAAGCCGAACGCACAGGGCAATGTGCCTCAGCAGGTGGCTAGTAACTCTGTGAACATCGGTATCGGAGACCTTCTTAATTATCAGTTGAAGTTCTTCGAGGACATATCGGGTGTGAACGGTGCGCTGCAAGGCAAACCTGGAGTGTCTGGCACTAGCGGTTCTCTGTATGCCCAGCAGACACAGAATGCTACGATGTCGCTACTGGACATCTTGGAGACTTTCAGCCAGTTTGTGATAGATGGTGCTTACAAGGACGTGAAGAACATGCAGCAGTACTATGACACGAGAAGAACCTTCAATATCGTTGGCAGGGCTGGGCAAATCGTGGAGTATGACCCGAAGAAGATTCGTGATGTAGAATTTGACATCAATATCACGGAAAGTACGGCTACACCAGTGTACAGGCAGATGGCTAACGACTTCCTGATGCAGCTATGGCAAGCGCAAGCCATCACGTTGGAGCAGCTTCTGCAAGTGGGCGACTTCCCATTTGGCGATGAACTCTTGCAAAGCATATCGAGCCAACAGCAGGACATCGAGCAAGGGCGAACTCCACAAGGTTTCTCACCTCAGCTGCAAGCACAGGTGAACCAAGCATCACAGAGCAACCCGAAGGCTCAGGCGATGTTGCAGCAGATGATGAGCGGACAGGGGGTGCAGCCTAGCGAACAGCAAGCACCGCTTTCGGCTTAATGTATAATTAATAATTTATAATTTATAATTATGATAGCAGACAAGAAGAGCGAACAGAAATGGTATGGCAATGGGAATGTGAGTGCCGACCAAGGTGGCAAGCCGAATGGTGGTGTGGCTACCGAGACGCAAGGTAGGGAGGACAGACCTGACCTCTACGAGAACGATGTGATGGGGAAGGTTGCGAAACGCAACGAGAACAGCATCTGGAAGAGAGGTGGCATGAAACGCATCAAGCACAAGAAAGACGATGAATGAGCAAGGTGAGCAACGTTTTGACATGATGTTGCTCACGGCAATATGCTGACTTTTAGGGAATTGAATATTAAGGTTGAGTAACATAATGTTGCCCAACCTTTTTATTTGTACCTTTGCTGACGTAATCGGTTACAAAAAAAATGGGTGTGAATTAACATGTTTAACTTTAAGGTAAGAAAAGATTATGTCAGGAGAAGAAGTAATCAGAACATCTAGCTGTTGCCCTGAGGCAATGATGGGCGGCATGATGGGTAGTATGTTCAACAGACGAGACAATGACGGCTTATTGTCGGCTGCGCTGATGAACGGTAACAACAACTGGAACAACTCGCCTTGGATGTACCTTATCTTCTTGGCTCTCTTCGGTGGCAATGGCTTCGGCTTTGGCAACCGTGGCAATGCTATCCAAGATGCCGAGATACAGGGACAGATTCAGAGTTTGAGAACCCAGATGTCGGACAACCACAACAGCGACTTGCTGATGAGTGCCATCAAGGGTAACAATGATGCGCTGAACACGCTGGGCGCAAACTTGAACTGCGACTTCAACCAGTTGCAGAACGCTGTTTGCAGCGTGAGAAGTGCCATCGAACAGGTGGGAGGCCAAGTAGGTTTCTCTGCCGAGCGAGTAATCAACGCTGTGAACCTTGGCGATATGAACATCGTACAGCAGATGAAGGACTGTTGCTGCCAGACTCAGCAGAACATCATCAAGATGGGCTATGAGAACCAGTTGGGGCAGAAGGACATAGAGAACTCCATGCAGCGTGGATTCGACTTCAACAACCGTAGCGTGGAGCGTGGTTTCTCTTCCATTGGTTTCCAGATGCAGCAAGACAAGTGCGACATCATCCGTGCGAACCAAGACAACACGCAACGTATCGTTGACGTATTGAACAGCCACTGGCAGAGCGACTTGCAGCAGCGTTACAATGACGCAAGATTGGAGTTGAGCCAGCAGAGACAGAATGCAACCATTATCGCTGCATTGAAGACTACAACGACTACCACTTAATCGGGAGTGATATAGTTTGAATCATTAAGAGGGAGGTGATTGCGAGATGTAATCGCCTCTCTCGCATAAACTTTCTAAATCTTTATAGTTATGATGTTTAAGGAACTGAAATCGGGCTATCCGATATACTTATTTGACCGAGCTTCGCTGAAATACGAGCAAGCGAAGGTGATGAACGTGCAACCGAACTACCAAGCGACATTTGGGAAGATGGAGGTGAACATTACCGTGCAAACCAAGGACGGTGGTCAGAACACCTACAGCGTGGTAGATACGGAGCAATCGGCTTATGCCAACTCGCTGCTATTGACCACCAACAAGGACTGTGTTATCAACGAGGTGAATGCGCTGAAAGCTACAAGCGAGGAGGTGCTGGGCAAGGTGGAGGAGCACAAGAGAATCGTGGAGGAGTGCGGCAAGTTGCTGTCGGAACTGGACACTTCTTTTCGAGACCAACAGAGAACCAACCAAAGACTGGACAACTTGGAAAACAAGCTGGACGAGATATTTAAATTTGTCAAACAAAAAAGTTAAGCGTATGGGTTTCGTGGAATTGATTCAGAAGTATCAGGAGGGTACTACTCCTGAGCAGATGCTGGAGGTAACCAAGGTTATCGGCAAGTTTGTGGCTAAGCATGGCACAGAGGAAGAGTTGCATCATCTTTACAAGGACATCTACGGTGTGGTAAGCGAGGGACACTTTGACCGTCACTTTGCTGAGGATGCCATCGGCAAGATGTATTACGAGGACGAGGACGGGGAGAAACATCATGCTCCTTTCTTCACGGAGACGGAGGTGAAGGAGGTGTTCGACCTGAACAAGGACGATATTTCGGACTACACCATCCACGACTTGGCGGTAACGATGAACATGCTGAGGAGCGACAACAACCGATTCTTCGAGAAGTATGCCAAGAATGCCTCGGAGGTGAAGGAGATGGTGATTTGTATGGCTATCGAATATCTGCAAGACCCAGATGCACCTCACCCTAAGAGCAAGATATGGGACTACATTAACGGATAAAGTGGCAATCTTAATATCTCTCTATATCTTTGCAGAAAAAAGAGATATATGAGTGATATTAAGGTTTTTATAATTGGTACGGTATGGGGATTCCTGACATTGCTCACCCCCATCAAGGACTTCATGATAAGCATGGTAGTACTGTTTTCGCTGAACTTTGTGTTCGGCTTGGTAGCGGCAAGGTTTGAGCATGAGGAATGGTCTTGGAAGAAGGCTGGTATGTTCTTCGTGTGTTGCTGCATATTCTTTGTGACCGTGGCTGCGCTGTTTGTGGCTGGTCACTTCCTTCACTCGGACGAGCAGGCTGTGTTCTGCGTGCGCTATATCTGCATAGCGGCAATGTATCTCTTTACCACCAACATACTAAAGAACTGGCGCAAGATATTGGTGCCTGGAACTCCTTGGTATCAGTTGGTGGACTTTTTGCATTATGTGTTGAGCTTCGGATTCGTGGATAAAATCCCGCTCTTCAAGAAATATCAAGAATATAAAAAGACAGAGAACAATGAAAGTAACTAAGGAACAGATTTTACAGATTATGCCGAACAGTGCCAAGTACGTGGATAAGTACTTGGCATATATCAATGGTTATAGCGAGTTGTTTAAGATAGACACTCCCAAGAGGATGGCTCACTTCTTGGCTCAGATAGCGCATGAGAGCAGCGAGCTGAGATGCACCAAGGAGATTGGCAACAAGAACTACTTTGCGATGTATGACCACGGCAAGCTGAAACAGATGCTTGGCAACGTGAAGGAGGGCGATGGCTACAAGTATCGTGGCAGGGGACTGATTCAGATTACAGGTCGTGCCAACTATCAGGCTTACCAGAACAGCGGCTACTGCAAGGGTGACATCATGGGGAGTCCACAACTGCTGGAGCAGCCGCTTGGGGCTGTGAAGAGTGCGATGTGGTGGTGGTACAAGCATGGGCTGAACGAGCTTGCTGATAGTGATAGTTTCACGGCAATCACGAAGACTATCAACGGTGGTACGAATGGGCTGGAGTCGAGACGGAAGTATCTGACTAGGGCGAAGAAAGTGTTTAATGTCTAGTGTTTGGTTATGAGATTGTATGATGAAAGAATGTGGGGAAGGCTGATGCTGCTGGTAATCGTCGGGTTGCTGGCGGTTTCTGTTTTCTCGGGATGCAGGAGTACCAAGTATGTGCCTTTGGAGAAGGTGGTGTATCGGGAAAGCGTGAAACATGACACGCTGCATAAGAGGGATAGTATCTATATTCGGGATTCTGTCTCTACTTCGCAAAAAGGTGATACTATTTTTCTGGACAGATGGCATCGGGAGACCATCTTGAAGGAGGTGTACAGAAACAAGACGGATTCCCTCATCAAGAGGGATTCGATACCTGTGCCTTATCCTGTGGAGAAGGAGCTATCGAAGTGGGAGCAGTTTGAACTGAAATATGCCATCTGGTCGATGGGTGCGCTCTGCATGGTGCTGGTATGGCTGGGATATAAACTCTATAAATGGATAAAGAATGCAAAACTTAGTTTTCACAATAAGCAAGGATAGCGTGTATGAGGAGGTGGCGAAGGCTACTGCCTACCTCGGGGCAAAGAATGTGGATGCCAACGGCAAGAACTTGTTTGACCAAGTGTTTGTGACGGATGCTGACAAGGCGATGTTGGAGGGATTCTGGGCTGATGCCATCAAGAACTTGGTGTTTGCCTTGCAGCGCAACGTGGGCAAGGTGAACGAACTCGGGGACGAGGAGGGGAGTGTTGGCATCGGTCTTGGCATGACGGACAACTGGAACGAGAAGTTGAAGGGTGCGCTTGATGAATGCTTGAAGCTGTATGTAACCGACAAGGTGCTGGCAGACTGGTGCGCTGTCTCCTACAAGGATATGGCGGAACAATATGCCGCCAAGGCTACGGAACAGCTTCAGGAGATGGGAAACTTGGTGTATGCAAGGAAGAGACCAACTAGATAGGAGATTCAAGGTATGAGAACATGTAACAAGGGCTTTAAGGTGATGCTGGAGTTGACGAAGAGTGAACTGGTGTTTGACATCAAGAACACGGCTTATATCTTTGCCGATTCTTACATCGGTGGTGATATTTCGCAACAACAACTAAAGAATGCCTTCGACATCGGGGAGGATGGGAACAGGGATAAGCTGGCTAGAATATTGGATTCTGCGGTTGAGGACTGCCGAGAAATGCTTTTCAGATTCACGAAGTTGGAAATGATGGGCGGTGGATTCGACTCGAACGAGTGGGAGGAGTGCATCGGTTCGGCTACGAACGAGGAGGATGCCTACTACTTGGCGATGAGGATGCCCGAAGGTTTCTCGAAGACTAGCGTGCATAGCATGACTACTTATGTGCATGACTATATCGTGAACCAGTGCTTGTATGAATGGATGATGATTGTGCTGCCCGAGGCTGCTGACAGATTCTGGGCATTGGCTGAGGACAAAAAGCAGAAGATAAAGAATGCCAGCAATCGCTCTGCCAGACGATGCAGGATTGTGCCGAGGTTGTTTTAGGTAATAATTATAGAATAAGAATTAAGGGTAGCTATCCATCACGGACGGCTACCCTTTTTGTAAGAAAATTTTCGCTAACTCTACCTATTCCGCTGAAGAGGTAGTATCTTGTTGTGTCTTGACCGTTCCGCTGACCTCTGCCTTCACGCTGCCGCTGATATTGGCATTGATGGTGTCTGGGAAGGTGGTCTTGACGTTGATGTCGGTGGTGCTGACTTTGAGACCGTTCTTCTGCTGGTCGGCAAACTGATTCTTGTTTTGTACCATCCAGTTTGTGAGGGCGGTGGAGATATTGTATAACAGCTTGTCGGTGTCGCTGCTGAGCGAGTCGGAATCGACTGACGCATACTTTGTGCTCTCCACCGTGGCTGATGTGGTCTCCTTTTCTCGGTAGAGGACGGCTTGATTGATGAACTCCTGGGCGAAGAGGAAGGACTTTGACACTAGTTGCTTTATCTTGGTGTTGTCGATGCTCAAGGGGGTGTCGTAATTGGTGAGCATTGACTGCAAGCACTGCATGGCTATCTCCTCTCGGGGCTGTAGGGTGGCGATGGAGAAAATCTCCTCTGTCTCTTCTGAGTCTTGCTCGGAAGTCTCGCTTGCTACTGAGGTACGGCTGATAGGTCGGGCATTGGCTGTTCCATTGGAATCGGTTACTCGGGCTATCTTTGTGCCAGTAGTCTTTGTGATGGTGGTGTCGATGATTTTTAATTGAGCTACATATATATCATCATTATACAAACTGCCTTCATCATAGAAATATAATTTTGTCTTATCAGAGAAAACGACATAGCCTGTGAACATATTGGAGCCTCTGTCGTAGAAGCCTACCTCGACTGCGATATTCATGCTGCCATCTTTCTGATAGCCGATGGTTGCGCCATCTTTGACTTTCTGTAAATCGAAATCTAATAACGTATATTCTGCCATGATATGTGATGTTATCTGAGTTTGTTTTGCCATCGCTCTTGGAACTCGCAACCAAAGCCGCTGATGGATTCGTCTGGACTGAGGTTGCCAATGAGGGCGATGCGGAAATATTTATAAGGTGAACCAGCCATACCGCCAAGGCGGCGATTGACAGAGGTGCGGATGGCGAACCAATGGAAGAGGTCGTTGCTGCCATATAGCACTATTCCGCATTTGCCCAAGCCTACATGGAAATATCCTCGGGCTATGCAGGTGAACATGGTCTTGTGAACCTCGTTGCCGCTGAGGGCTACAGGGCGGCTGCAAAGGAAGTATGGCACATCTACGGAAGGCTGCTTGACGTATAGATTGACTATCTTGCCATCTTGGTTGACGGCATAGGCATCGGGATAGATGTTGACTCTCTTCTTGATATTGCTTGCCATCGTGCCCCACATCTTGCTCTTCAGGGAATAGACGTATGCGTATGGGTATTCGGGATTGAAGAGGATGATGCGGTTGTCGTAGTAATCATAAATCATATCTGCATTAGGCAAATATGCTATGAATGGTATGTACTGCACCTCTGCCTCGGGTGTGCCATTGACGGCTAGGACTTTCTTGGCATAGTCGGCTTTGTAAAGCTGGGTGAAGTCGAATGGGTGAGCGTGGTCGTAGAGGGCATCGGTGATGCAGACGGACTCGCTGCCCTGCTGGAGCATGATGCCTCGCTCTGTAGGGAAGAGGACGGCATTATCAATCTGCATAATGCCCTTGGGGTTGCTGCATATCTCTCGGCTGACTGGCTGGCGAGATTGGTATGTGCCTTCGGAAGACAGCATGAGCATCCATACACCCTCATCTGTGAAGGCATAGAGCGGAGCTTCGCCAAACTGCCCCTCGGAGATAGGCTGGGTGTTGGCGGCTAGGGCATTGATGATGGAAGAGCCAACTTGTACGCTGCCTGACGCTGGGAAGACCAGAGGATTCTCGGATTCGCTAACCTTGACCACATTGGGGTGGTGGGAGACATATCTATCCGTGGAGACCATGGCTAGAGCCTCATCGTACTGAGCCTTGGTAATCTCGGTGAGTTCGCCTGTGTCTATCGGTGTGCTGTCCCAATAGTACTGATAGGAGGTGGTGGCGGTGCCTCCAAACGAACCGCCTGAGGTCTCCTTGCGAAGGAGTTTGTAACGGTTCTTCTGGATGAAGGTGGGGAGGCCATCATCATCGTGGAATCGGTACATGTAATCGGATAGCTCGGACTTATCATCAGTAGCAGTGTCGGTTCTTCCACCGAAGCCCATATTGTCCAAGGAATTGGAGGACTGGCGGTCAACGGCTGTATCTGTATGACGTGAGCCATTGACATTGAGATAGTAGGACATGCCGAAGGTTTCGGACGGACGAAGACTGACGGTCTTTGTGAAATACTTGTCGTAGCGAGGTAGATAGAAGTATATCTGCATCTGGGTGGCTAGAATGCTAGGGTATGCCAAGATAGGGGAGATAGGGTATTGCAACTTGCCCTTGTAATAGACATCTCGCTTGATGCTGTTCTCGCTGATGCTGACACGGAAGACGGTATCGCAGACGTAATCGGTGGTGAGGGTATCGACTGGTATGTCGAAATATCCATTCATGCAGAGGCTATCGGCACTGACATTGGGCTTTGAACTGAACGTTGAGGACGTAGTATGCTCGATGCGCTTGCGGTTGCTGAGAACATTGGTATCGAAGGCATTGTATGTGGACTGCTTGATGTTGGCGATGTGCAAGCGATTGTTGTAGGTGATGGTACACTGACCACCGAAGGAGGAGCGTTTGAGGTCGGCAAGGGAAAGGGTCTGCTCGGTCTGCAAGATGCGCTGAAGCTGCACTTCCGTGCCGAACTTTTCACGAGGTATGCTGACGCTGAGATAGAAGGAGGAGTTGTCGAAGGTTTCTCTGACCTTTTCGGCTGACATCATGGAGAAGATGTCGCAATTAACTCCTGATGCCATCTTGTCGTTCCAAAGAGAGCACTGGTATCGGGATATGCCTCGGGTGCGCTTCTCGGTGTCTATGAAGGACTGTGGAGGGGTGAGATAGACATCTACCCCAAGGATGAGGTCTTCAAGCCCCTTCGGAATGTTCATCTGGACGTTGACGGTATGGGTGTGGACGCTGGTAGCTGTGCCACAAGCTTTGTTCTCCTGATACCAGATGAACTTATTGAACGATGTGCGTGGGGTTAGGAGGAAGGGTGTGGAGACATTGGTGTAGGTTGTGCCATCGTAGAGGAGGACTGCAAGGACACCAAAGGAGGTGTACTTGAAGTATTCCTTGCCCTTGGACTGCAACTGCTGGTTGACGAGGGCATCGAGGGCAGTGAAGATGATGTTTGCTCCATTGTAGGAGACATCTACATTGTTGTTGAACCGTGAGTTTTGCTCGAAGGCATCGTCCCAATCATCGGTGAGATTGGCTGACACGCTGACCTGCTCGTCCTTCTTGTCGGTGATGGTGGCACTATATGAGAATGCAGTGAGGTCGAAGGGTATGTAATCGTTGGCATTCCAATAGGCATACATGGTGCTGTTGTCGCCAACGAAACAGAGAATGTTGCCTACGGCTGTGACGGCATTGACGTGGAAACCGCTGAGGTCTATCGGGTGGGGTGTGCCATCGCCTTCTCGCTCTAGCCAATACCACGTATCATCGGACTGGCGGACGATGTAGTGGGAGTGGATGGATTGGTCATGTGTGACCTTGTGGACTAACTCGATGGTTGCGCCATCGGGGATGGTGATGTTCTCCTCGGCTATGACAGGTGTGGGGATGGGGTGGAGTGCTCCATCCTCATTGATGAGATTGAGGCATGTAGCCAGCTCACCATCCTGAGCTTCGTAGTCGGATGGTGAGTGGGAGAGGCCTTGGAATTTTACTTCTTGTATCATATAAATGTGTTGTTTTGATGTTATGACTTTGGACGCTGAATCTCGTAGTAGGTTGCGCCATTGTATGACTTCTTGGGAAGGATGGAGAGGCGAACCATTCGGTTGAGTGGGAGATTATAGCGGTCGCAGATGGCTGTGACGGACGGCTGCTCTGAGCGGAATCCTATCTTGTGGTGCTCCTCGTTGTACTGGAGGGGGCAGAAGGTGGTGTTGGCATCCCGAAGCTGAGGGAAGTCCTCTCGGACGCAGAAGGCATACTGGGCGGTGTCGCTGCACTCGAACACGAATATCTCGGGGTTGGTGCGGTCGATGCGCATGATGTGGTCGTAGAGGGACTTGGAGAGGGTGACGGAATTGGCTCTGCCATCCAGCACCACGTAGTAGTTGCGAAACCAGAGCGACTTGATGGCTCTGATTTTGTCTGATAAATATTTGAACTTCATGTTGCAAAGATACTATGTTTTTGGTGAATGATGTTTATATCCGTTAACTTTTGGCGGTGGATTTCTTGGGCTTTCTGCCCAGGCGGTTGCCATATATCTTGATGGTTTCCCTTCCTCTCTCGGAACGGATGCAGCCACAAGACTTGGTTGAACCTCTGACTAAAGAACCCGAGTTGACTATGCAGCCTACACCGCAATCACATTTGCATATCCAGTATGCGCCATGTGTATCTCCTATTCGGATCATGTCACGGCGGCAGACAACCAGTCTGCCAAACCGCTGACCTGTGAGATTTCTTAACTTTCCCATAAGCTACTTCTCCTTCTTGGCTAGTTTCTTAGCTTCCTCGGCATCGACTGCCTTGCCAACGGAAAGCCGGAAGTCGTTGTGGGAGCGGAAGCTGTAGTAACAGATGTATGAGAGGGATGGGCAGTCTCGCTCCACATGCAGCTTGTGCGCCTTGACCTCCTCCTCGGAACGGAAGATGGTGGAGTTGACGAAGTACTGGCTAGTTCCCTTCTGGGCTATCACCGAGATATAGAACTTCTTGCCAAGGATGCGCTCGATGATGCGCTGGATGATTGAAATTTTCTTTCTTTTCTGTGTCATAGTTGTATTGATGTTTTTTTGAAAATGTTATTACTCGATACCACAGGAGACTATGCAGTCCTCTCTGTTGATACCCTTGAAGTGCTCGCAGCGTTGGCAAGCGAGAGACCCTACCATTAGGATTTCTTGGGTGTACTTGCCATAGATGTTGAAGGGACAAGGAGTGGTGAACTCGCAGTGCCCTCCGACAAATTCGTTTACATTATATATTGGATATTTCATTTTCTTACTTTTGTTAGTTTGATAGCCTTGGCGATGCGGTGGTCGCATTGCACTGGGTACATGATGCACTTGACCCACCAGTATTCAGATGTTGTCTTATGATGCTTGTGAAATGGTGAGTTGCGAAGAATTTTTCTTGCTAGTCTGATTTTCATATTTTTACAATTAAGAATACCATACTTCTTTTGGTAGCATATAATAGCTCATTTGAGTATAGAACTCTTCTGCTATAATATCTAATGCGTTTGGAAGTCTTGCATCAATAAAGCCATAACCGTTATACGTTTCTTCCATATTGTTCAGTTTTTATATCCCCCACTAGGCTGTGATAGCTGGGTGGGGATTGTGTGGTACAATTTACCTGTCATTCTCATCGCCTTTATCAGTCGATGGTCTCCTGCTAGCTTGCCAGAATCTCTTTTACCATGGAAATAACCAAATCGCCATGCCCAATAGCGAGTTCTGTAAACTTGCTTCATAATTTTCTTTGCTAATCTAATCTTCATGCTACTAAGTCTTTATTATTTTTCAAACCTTTAGTTCTCAATGTAAAGTAGAAAGGATAGCAGCATTTCTTAGTCTTATCCAATATTCTTACTTCATAAGTAACAAAAGTACCACATTCTTTGCGATACCCATGAAATTGACCAAAAGAAATGCTTTTTACCTTTCTTAATCTTTTGTAAGAGAAATACCCCATCTTTCTTGATTGAGGTATTATCTTCTTATATTGTTTCTTTACTTTTCTAATGCTCATAACCTAACAAACATGATAAAATGTATTCGGCATCTTGTCTGTTCCAAGCAAAAACAAGATGCTCTTTTCCTTTTTTGTCTTTTATAAGATATACTCCTTGCCGTTTCATACCCAAATCTCCAAACCTTTAAAATTCTTTTCAACAGGCTCATCCTTCCATGTTAAGGAATGACCTATTAATTGCTTGATTCGTCCTTTGGGTAGTTCACACCAATAGTCAACGGCATCCATTTCCCAATAAGGTTTACCATCGCCTAAATCTTCACGGTAAGGCTTTTGTGCAAAGACAAACTCCTTACCATCTGGGTTACAACATAACCATGCCATATTTAATCCTCCTTTTCCTTTAGTATCATTTTCACTTGCTCATACATTGAGCTATCCCATCCTTCATCAAGAGTATCATCGTCATGCTGGTGGTGATTCCAAACGTAATCACTTACACAGTCTCTAAAATAATCGCCATTCGTTCCCTCGCAACTATTATCATCATAGAAACCATCATACCCAAGGAGTTCTTGACATTCCTTGTGCATTAACAAGACACTTCTGTATTGAGGTACAAACTGACGAATATAATTTGTACCGACCTCTATCTTGCATCCACACATACAGCAAGTGTGAGGTGTATGAGCCTTTAGTTCTTTATCAATCCAGTCCATACTTAACCCTCGCTTTCTGCTTTTATGCCTACAGCACTACCATCGTCAAAAAAGGTAAACTTCTCGAAAAGAAAATTAAACCCACAATTACTTCCATTAACAATACAAAATCTATCGGAAACTGCCATTATCAGCATATTCTCCTTGGTGGCTTTTGACTTCAACCACCCAAACGGTTGATGCTTCAACATTTCCTGCCAACACTCCTCTTCGTTGGTAAAGGGTCTGTAGGTAGGTTCTGGCTTGATACGGTAGTCATTGACATTAACAAAGGCATACTCAGCATAAAAGCCATCCTCTGTTGTAATGTCTTTCCACACTCCATTATCTCTGTATTGTATCACTCTGCCTTCTGCAAACGCTTGCAAGATAGGCAATAAATTCTTAACTTCTTTACGTGTCATTGTTTGCCCTCCTCGCACCATCTTAAATATAAATCTTTCTGAGCATCTTTAATAGCATCTGCTGCTATTCTTAATGCCTCATAAACTACTTCTTTACTATGCTTGCGCATTGCATTGTGATATTGAAATATGCATATTTCTTTCTTTATAACCCTCTCCCTGCTGTCACCAAGGAGAGGTGGTTAGTTAATCTGTTACTACTTCCCAGTCTTCAGCTAATACATCTGATACAGAAGGAACCCAAGAATCTGCTCTACCATCAGGATTGACAATCAACATCTGATTGGTGTAGTCAATGTGTGGATTCTCACGCTTCATCAAGATGTCCTTTGCCGACTGAGGAAGTGACTGCATGTTAGGGATGATGTCACCTGTGATATGGGCAGGAATCTGCTTGACAACAAACAATCCCTTGCCATTCCAGCCGCTGCGACGGATTGCTAGACCAGACTTTAAAGCCTTGATAGCCTCGCCAAAGTTCATAACTCCTACCTCATGGTAAGCAGCTTCAAACACACTCTTAGGAGACCAAGACTTGTAACCGTCCTTGTACTCTACCAAGTAACCATCATCCTCAACGGTTGCTGGCTTAATTTCACGACCAAGCACTTTCTGTGCTTCTACCATAGTCATAGGCATTGCCTTAATGACCTTTGTTCCAATAAACTTTTTCATATATTCTCACTATTTAGCCCGAAGGCTGTTAAACGTTTAATCTTCTATTTATGCTCCGTATAACCTCTTGTATGTGCATAGCCTCTGTGCTGGTACTTGCATACCGATTGTTATATAAGCATAACATATTTTTAAGTTGAATAAAATCTTGTCTTGTAAGATGGTTCATACCTATACCTCCATTTCTGATTTTAAGCCCAATCCGAAGAGAAGATGCTGCAAGGTATGCACGTAAGGTATTTCAAAAGAATACGCAGACCAATACAAATCATCAAACTTAAACTTCTCCTCTAACTTATCATACTTAATGTAAATATCATCTTTATAGTATTGGTATAAAGATGGGGCTATTTTAGTATACTTCCACCCATTCTTTTGGAGAATCTCTGGAGTGAGAGGTATGGGCTTTATATCATAAATAGGGATAGATACCGCATAATCTTCTAATTCTACATAGGTAGTATTTATGGTTTCTTCTATTTTATTTACTTTGGTATTATACATTACCAAATCCCCAGGAATATATTCGTTTATCATACTTACTTTCCTTTCTCAACGAAAATTACATTCTTGTCATCTGAACGTTCACTTGCCACACAAGCTAAATGAGTACACATTTGCACATCCTCATTGCCGAAAAATATGCAATCTTTGCAGCTCATAGATTCTAGTTTTTCTACAACGATGATTTCCTCACCAACCTTGTATTCTTTCATTTCTTACCTCGCTTTCTGTTTAAAAGCTTCTGACCATACTCCTTTGGAGAAGAAATATTTGTAAGTATCTCTTTCGGTATAGGATAATAAGTAGGACAATAATAATTTCTTTCAATCATTGCTCACCTCCTTCTGCTCTAGTAAATCATCAAGATAATACCAATAAGTTATACCGATATTATGCACCATATTTCCCCAATCAAAACTTGGTAATCGAGATGTAACACCAGTTTCTTGATTGCTTTTTAGATATACAAAATTCTTATAAGCAGTTGGTTCTTCCTCGGCATGATGCCACAGGTCTTTCAAGAACTGCTCGATTGCCCAGTGAGCACCTGCCTTGAAGCCACAAGCCAAATCATTCATTGCCTCGATGCCTAGAATTTTCTTGTCGGCAATAAAAGCTTTCTTTGCTTCTTCTATCTTCTTTTCGTCCATAATCAAAACATTATTCTATATGGTTTACCTTTTAATGTCGGTCTCTTTTGCTCCACGAACTTCAAGAGTTCGTTGTAATCAATCGTGAACAATGGGCAGTACTTGTACTTTAGGGTACAGATGAACTTGCCATTGAGCATGATGTCTAGGAACAGGGCTTTCATCGCTTGTTTCATAGGTGGCCTCCTTTCTAATAATTGCATCCGTGAAGGTACGGACGAGATTCGTTATACTGCATCTTAAGATTGATGTGCTCCAAGAGGTCGATGTGGTACATGCTTGCCAGAGCGAAGACTTGCATCAGGGTCTCCTGTAGGCGAAGGGTGTTCATCCACGATGGGGAGCAGGAGAAGGGGAAGTAGGTGAGGTGGGTGATGATGTTGTAGATGGCGGTGGGGAGATTACAGATGGAGCGTTGGAACTCCAGCTTGTGGAAGTCTATCTGCTTGGCGATGGTTACATCATCCATCAGGTTGATTCCGTCCTTGCTAGCGTACCATCCCAAGAGGGAGAGGATGCGGATGGCGATGTCGGCAAACTCGGACTCTACCGTGCCTTCCAAGGTGCGCTCGTAAGCGTGCTCATCGGACGTGGACAGCCAGTGGCGGTATTGCTCGATGCTGCCATGGAGGTCGTGGCGGTCGGCTTGGATGGCCTCGCCCATTTCGGTGATGATGAGCATTAATTCTTGGTTGATGTCGGTGTCGGGCTTGTAGAAGCCTTGGTGGGCTGCTATCTGGTATGCCTTGGTCATGTCTTGCTTTAGAAGCTGCTGGGTTGGTTTTGTTTCCATATTCGTTAATGTTTAATGTGTATTGTTTAATGTTTACTTTCTCGGCTGATAGTGAATGCCATATCGTTGAGGGTTCTGCACCATTTGAGCTTGCCTTCCTTGCATAGTTCGTTGATGGCTGCATAGGGATTGTGGCATCCTCGATTGATTATCTCTGAGGTGAGGACGTGGGGCGGTACGATGTGGGCTGCCTCACGTTCCTTTTGCAGCTCTTCGATGATGCTGAGTATCTTTTCCTTCATAGGGCGATGGTAAGAATGATACGTGGGTTACCTCGGACTGGAACATTAGTTGCTCCCACATTCCGTTCTGGTCTTGCTGATACCACAAACCATCGTGCATAGTACCGATGATGGGATTGCCTTTGTACCAGAGCACCATGGTCTTGTGGGTGAAGAGCATTTTGTGGGCACGGCTTATTCGCTTGCCTACCTTGATATATCCAAAGATGTTCATAGGGCTAGAAGAGTGATAGCTGACCTGTCTTGTCGTGGTATGGCTCCCCATCGGGGAAGAAAAGCTTCTCGAACATGGCGGTCATGCAGTTGGTTACTATTGAGTTTCCTGCTAGGGCATAGAGCTTGCTCTTGCAGATGATGGGTGAGCCATCTTTCTCCTTGCTCAGGAGACGGTCGATGTCGGGGTCGTGGACTCCCATGAGACGAAAGCAGTCACGAGGAGTGTACTTTCGGATTTGGATGGAGTATCGCTGACCGTTGGGGGCTTTATAGATTAATTCTTTATTCATAAGCGATTGATGATTAAAAGCATTGGTACGCAATTTCCTCCGTGTCCCATGGCTGAATTGAGGGTGGGAGAGATTCCGTGGGTGGAATAGACTCGGTTCTGCTGCTCGAACCTGCCTGGGATATTGAGGTCGGCTAGCTTTATAATTTTGTCGTAGCTCATAACTTTTGGATGATTAAGACTGCGTTGGCTGCTCTGCCATCGTCGTGGATATAGTTGGCAAACCCTGCCTTGTAATAGCTGGTTCGGATGGTGCGAGATAGCCCCCCCCGAATTTGGGTTGATTAATAACTTTCTCATTCTATCTTTTTGATTATCAATACCCCCCCTTAGGGAAGTGGTTAACCCCCAATAGGTTGGCGATGCTTATGCCCATTCCGAAGGATGATGTGATGGTAGGGCTGCAACCATCAGCGGTCTTGGGTATCGAAATCTTCGGGGTAGAGGGTCTTGATGGATTCATTGATGTCGGTCTTTGTGAGATACTTTTCCAAGAGGTTGCTGGAAAGGAAATACTCGGGTGGCACATCGTCCTCTAGGAGGTCTTCCACCGTGGTGGTGAGCTTCTGAGGGGATGGGAAGTGATACTCTGGGTGAGGGTCTGCATCGGTGCGAAGGATGGAGATAACAAAGATGCGCTCTCTATTCTGTGGGATTCCATAGTCCTTGGCATTGAGCACCTTGTAGAAGGAGGTGTAACCGAAGCTGTCTAGGTCTTGGAGATAGCGGAAGAAGTACTTGCGCATTTTCTGGGTGAGGAGACCTTTGACGTTCTCCAGCATGATGTACTTGGGATGCTTGACTTGCAGCATTCTCTTCTCTTGGAATATTAGGGAGGAGCGTGTGCCGCTGTTTTCATCCGCTCCTTGGCGAAGTCCTGCGGTGGAGAAGTCTTGGCAAGGAGAAGACCAACTTATGAAATCGAAGTCGGGAACTTGATTCCAGTCGATGAGGGCTACGTTGCCAAAGTTGGGTGCGTCCCATCCGTGAAGGAGACGGTAGGCTTGGATGGCTGACGGCTCTATCTCGGAGAAGCCCACTACCTTGAAGTCGAAATCAGGGTGGGATAACCTTAGGTATTTGAGGGCGAGAGATTGAGAGCCATATCCTGCGAAGGCCTCGAAGACCCGAAGTGGATGCTCTTTGTTGTACTGATTCGTATTTATCATATAGGTAAACAGAAATGTGGTTTATGGTTGCCAACTGATGCCTAGCTCTTGTAGGTAGCCTCGCTTGTAATATCCCATGAGTGACAGTCGGGCTGAGGACTGAGGGTTTTGCTTGACTAGCTCTATGAGACCTAGCATTCGCTTGCACTCGCTGTCTTGGCTTGCGGTGGTATCTTGGTGCTGCGCATTTTTCCATCGCTCACCGATTGGCTTTTCTTCCTCGGTGGTGGTTGGAGGAACGGCTGGCGGTGGGGTAGCTCCTAGGATTTCGTCTTCCCATCCTCGTTGATTGAGGAAGGTCTGGAAGTTCTTGCGAAACTGCTTGTCGGGGGTGGAGAGGACGTAGGAAGGGATGAACTCGGTAGCTGCCTTTCGGTCTTTGAGGGACATGGAGTTCCATTTCTTCTCTAGCTTATCCTTGCAGCCCACTTTCTTCTGGTAGAGATTCCAAGCGTTGGCGAAGGTGTATTCGTCCTTGACTAGCTTGGGTGGTCGGGTTATCTTGTAACCATTTTCCTCTAGGAGTTGGATAGCTTTTTCTATTTCGTTCATAGTTCTCCGTTTAGATATTGTTCGATTGCTTTCATAAACTCATCGAGTGAGCGGATGATGATGTACTTGCCTCCGTTCTGCTCTACTGCTTCTTGGAAAAGGACTTGCTCGGGCGATTGCTTGCCCTTGGGTGTCTTGTTTTCGATGCAGAGATAACCGTGCTGGGAGTTGGGTTTGAGCAGAATCATGTCGCTCACTCCAGGCACCAGACCTTCTTCCTTTAGCCATTGTGTCTGTAGGGTGGTGCGCTTTGTACCGTTGGGGACGGAAAAGAAGATGTGGGAGAGGTCAGGATGCTTGGCTCGCATATACCTGACCTCGGCACATTGCATGTAGTGTTCCTCGTTGAGGGAACGCTTGCGTGGCTTCTTCTTCTCAATTCCCTTGTCTTGCATGGCAAGAAGTTCTTTGAGTGTTGCCATAGGAATTACCAGTTGGTATTGAAGAGGTCGGCAAGGGACTGCTCACCCATGATGTCGATGGCTTTCTTGGCTAGCTCCTCGGTCTTGAAATAGATGTCGCTAGACTGGCAATAAGTATTGTATGCTACTGTGTACTTATCATATCCTGTGCAGATGATGAAGTATTTCTTCTCGTTGCCATTGTTGAAATTTGGATGCCAGCCATTATTGAGCCAGATGGCGATGTTCTGCAACTTATTGGTTGCCATCAGTCGCTTGACCTGTGCCTCTGAGTTGCAGTTGAAGAGTGAGACGAATTCGGCATTGCACTCGTAGGTGTCGATAGTCTCGGACTCGATGTCGGTGTTGACGTTCCAGTAGTAAGGCTTAGTGCCCAGAAACAAGTCCTTGGACAGTTTGTAATATGTGATAGGTTCGTCTACTTCTTTCTTGACGTTGGGATTGCCTTCCACCTTTTTGCGTATCATCGGCTTGCCATCCTCGCTGATGAATACCTCTAAGTTGTCGGGAATCTTTATTTCTGCTGCCGAACCATCGGCTGGGACGATTACTCCTGTCTCCAGATGGTTGTTGGAAACCTTTCGAATGCCGCTGAAAGGCTTATCATCGGTGTGCTTGATGCTCTCGAACTTTTCTTGTACTTGGCAAAGTGACTCAGGAAGCGTGCCGAACATCTTGCCCATAAGAGCACCGATTGCCATGGATGCTGCTATATTAGCTGCTTGCTCTTCGCTATGCTTGCGGTTTGTGTTGTGGTTGCGCTCACGTCTTGCGTTGCGCTTGTTGTTTCTGCGTGTCATGATTCTAACTATAATTTTTTAAGATGTTATTGAATTGGTCTTCTGATACTCCATCGGCTATGAGGATAGTGAGGATGGTATCAAGAACACGATTATATACTTCGTTGAAGGCTGGCTCGTCCATCTTGGCGAAGCTGATGCTCTTGGCTCGCTCCAAGAACTTCTGACCATTGAGGTCGAAGAGCGGTTCGCTGAAACCTGAGGTGATAAGAAGCTGCTCACGGAAGGTCTCCCTAGAGCGGAGGTTGATGCGCTGCCGCTCGGTGAGACAGTCCCATGCCGCATTGATTAGGGCGAAGAACTTGCGGTGGAACTTGACGTTTCGGGGCTGCACTATCTTCGCCTTGACCACTGAGCCTACCTTAATCTTCTGTAGGTTCTCATAGTCTTCATCGCTGTAGGCTTGGAGACCAAGAGAGGTTCTGACAAGATGGATTTCCATACCTTATGATGATTGTATTGCTTAACTCATTGGTGGGAAAGGGAGGCCGCCTTGCTGCGGCTGACTTCCACCAGATGTAGGCTGCTGATTAATCGGCTGACCTGCTGCGTTGACTTGTGGAGGAAACTGCTGACCTTGTGGCTGCGGTGGTTGCTGATAGCCTTGGGCGGTCTGACCGACTGCGCTCTGATAGGTCTGCGGTTGCTGCTGGTAGGATTGCTGAGGCTGATGTGCGCCAAAGCGTTCCACCTTCCAACAGTCTAGTTGGTTGAACCATCGTCCGTCCTTGCCTTGGTGGGCTTTCGGGGAGAGGTGGGCGGTGATTACCTCGCCTACTTGGATATTGAGTTGCTGCAACTTGTCTGAGCCATATACTTGGAAGACGGCTCGGGATGGGTATTGCTGGTTCAACTCCTCTATCACGAAATTCTGTGAGCACCATTGGGTGCCTCGTTGCGATGTGCCTTGCTGATAAGGCTCTGCGGCAATAATCTTGCCTGTAAATGCGATGTTCATATCTTATTATTCTTTTTTGAGTGTTATACGTATGGATGGCTTGGTCTCGGTCTCCTTCAAGTAGTGCTCGTAATGGTCGGGTTCGGTGTCCTTGAACAACTTGGTGTCGAAGGTCTGCTTCTTGGAGGATGGTACGTAGGCATAGCTGGCATAGGAGGTCTTGATGCTCTTCTGCTTGTTCTGCTGCATCATCTGCATGAGTTGTTTCTTGACTTCTTCCTGACGGATTTTGAGGGCATCCATTCGGGCGGTGACAAGAAGGTATTCCTGCTCCAAGGCTGAGAACTGCTCGGGAATCTCCACCTCGTAGTGGTAGCCTTCATCGCCATTGAGGTAGGCGGAAATCAAGTCCTCTATCTTGCCATCGTCAACTCGGGGTAGGGGCTGGAACTTGCTCTGTCCGTTCTTGAACCACATGCAGACTAGCTCCTTGACCTTAAGTTCGGGATTCATCTGCTCGAACCATTTGGCATAGATGGATAGCTGGAGGGAGACGTTGTCGTAGTGGAGGGTGGAGGTGGTCTTGTAGTCCACCAGATAGATGTTGCCCTCGCTGTCGGCAAAGATACCGTCTATTGCACTGGCGAAGTGGGTGAAGTCGGTGACGAGATACTCGCTCTCCACGTGGTGGAGGTCGTAGGAGAGGAGCATGGAGTGGAAAGCCTGTATCTCCTCGGATGGGTCGGGGTACTGCTTGATGTCGGCATCGAAGACGGTGCAGAAGAGTTCGAAGGAGTTGTGTATCATTCCGCCTCGCTCTGCTGCCTTGTTGAGCACAGCTTCGGGGATTCCCTTGTAGGTGTCGGGGAAGGCTCGCTTGATGAGCGTTCCTGTGATGCCTTGAAGTTGCTTTCCGTTAAGATGGTAGGTGTGTGCGGCTTCATCGAATACTACTTTGCTCTTAGCGAGTGTGATTTCTTTTGTGCTTGTTGTCATATTCCTAGTTCCTTTCTCTTGGCTGATGCTGCTTGCATGAATTGAGGATTGGTGGTGAGCGGTGAATATGTGTTCATCACCCATACTATTTGGTCTCGGGTGGTACAACGGCTGAGGTAGCCTAGTGCCTCGTTGAGGTCGTTGGGATTGTATTGAGGGGCGGTATGTTGTGGGGTGTTGCCCTGCTGGTTGGCTTGCTGCTGATGTTCTCCGACATTGGTGGTGTCGGAATCTTGGTTATCATCAATGGCGAAAAGTCCGTTGAGAGCGTACTTTCTAGCGTAGGATGATGCTGCTCCTGTAATCTGACTACCGTCCATTCCCTTCTTGGTCTCTTCCTCTCTGGCGAAGCCTGTGGTGGTCTCGGTGTCTCCCTTGCCATTCTTGATGGTGGCGGTGGCTTTCACGTAGATGCGATTGCCTACCATTACTATATCATCGGTGATGATGAGAGTGCAACCTTGCTCGGAGAGGAGTGGCTTGACAGCCTCCAAGATGTCCTCTGCCTTGCGATACTTGTAATTGCCGAAGCGGTTGAACTGTGACTTCGGTGCTTTCAGCTTTGACTGAATCGTTATAAGTTCTTTCATATACCTTATATATTAGAGGGTTTGTTACTCGTATCTGTATTCCCATTGCTTGCAACAATAGTCGCTCTGGCGGTGGGCTTTCGGATTGTCACAGACGGCTAATAATAAGCAATCGTGACAGCCTTTCTTTCTGAATGTTGTCATGTTTGATGATGTTTTTGAGATTAATAAAAACTCCACTATTCTCACGAACCATGGAGGTAATCGACTTTTCTATGAATACAAAAAATTACATTCATGTAAAAGATGATGGTTTATTATTATGCAAATTGTATGTCCTTAAGAAAAGGGAGTACGTTCCCAGGCTTTTGATTCCACCGTGCTCCCAAAAGGAGTGACGTTCCTACGTGAGCTTCCAACTCCATCACTCCTTTAGTTCCCTTCTGCATTCCATTGGAGGCTTAGGACTCCCAGCACTTGCAATCGCATACATCTGTTGATATATCTGTTTTTATGAACTTATTCAACTAACAACCTAAAAACGAAATGGCTAACGTGCTGGCTGCATTAGAACCTTTGATTGTATATAGGTGCGCTTCCGAACCTCTCGCTACCTTAATATCATGTAAGGGTCTCGGCATGAGGACTGCTTCTTCACCACGATGGACTGACCATCTATCAACTCCAAGACTTTCCACGATACACCAAGTGAATGGTGTGGTAATCGTCCTGCTACTTCCACGTCTAGGCGCAATCTGTAGTTAACTGCGCTGCTTTTGGCTGCGTGTACCTCTCTAGGAAGGTTTATCCTATCCGACATGATGCCTCGGTATCGGGCGAGTGGGGCGCAAGGGTGGACTCGAACCACCGACCTTGAAGGCGATGAACCTTCCGTTCTACCATCTGAACTACTTGCGCTGACTTTTTAAACTAAATCTTATGGTATATGAAAATTGCAAGATTGGTATCTCCTTTTACTTGCCTACTTCCTTGAAGTAGTTTATCATTTCGCTGACAGCAACCACGAAAGCGATTGCTGCGAATATCAATGCGAATGTCTGGAACATATTCTTATCTGTTTTAATGGGTTACACAATAGGCTGCTGCCTCTGATTCTATCTCCTTGATGCTCTTGGAGCGGTTCTGCATCATCCATTCCTCTAGCTCCGACTTCTTGAAGTAGAGCGAGTTGTGGTTGGGCTTGTAACACGAAATCTCATGGCTACGTGCCTTGTTGCGGACACTCTGCTCGCTGAGTCCAAGGATGAAGGATGCCTCCTTGATGTTGAGCATCGTCTTGGCTGCTATCATCGCATACTGCTCGATGCGGTCTAGCTGGGCTTTAATCTCCTCGTTCATAGGCTCACTCTTTGAAATTAATGGTTGACTGGGTAGGGCTGCTGGCAGTGGGCTTTGTCGGCTCTGGTCTATCAGTGCCCTTAACGCTGGGGGTGCATTCCTGCTCTATCAAGGGGAGAATGCCCTTCGCTTTGAGTGAATCGTAAAGGAAAATTCTTCCCTTCGTTGTCCACTCGGTGTTGTACTTCACATCGTGTCTTCCGTCTGAGCGAACGATGTCAACCGCTCGGCTGTGTACATATCCGCCTTGCAAGAACTGGCTGTACAATATCCACTGACCTCTCATCTTGTACTGGATTCTCATCTCCTCCAAGAGTTTGTTCAACTTCACTGCACTCATTCCGTAGTCCTGAGCAATCTGGGTGACGGTCATTGTGGCTGTGCTCTGCAAGATTTGGTCGTAGTAGCTTACCTTTGGGAGCATTTCCGTTATCTTGTTGCCTAGCTCTGCGTTCGCCTTGCTGATAGTGATTATCTCCTGTTGCTGCTTGCGGTTCTCCAAGGCTAGCTGCTCTCGCTCTTCCTCTGCCTTGACCAGAGATTTGAGAGCTTCGAGATAGTTCTGAGGGACGGATGGCTTGCTTGCCTCGATTTCTTTCTTCATTCGGTTGAAGGCTTCGATGTACTTCAACTTGAACTCCATCGCCTTCTTTCCGTTGAACCCCATCGCTAGGAGAGTGAATCCATCTTGGTTCATGATGAACATTGGATAGCTCTGCTTGTTCTGCTCGTTGATGTAGGTTGTTTCCTCGAACATTGGGGTCTCGTCATTTTTAACGACACCCCCTTGGAGTATCTTTCTGATAGCTTTCAGAACATTATCGTGAGGCTTTTCAAACACCTCTGCAACCAGTAAGCTATTTGTTAGAGGTTGGTCGCTTTGACCTCTGTAAACGATTTCATTCATACTTACCTCCTTTTTTTATTAATTAAAGATAGGTTTTTCGACTTCTATACCCCCAAAGTTTTTAAGAGCATCTTGTCTAATCAGTCCAGCTCGCTTATTCATTGTTCTATAGGCTAACGCATTATAGATTGCAGATTGCGAACACTGGTATTTTTTTTTTAGCTTATCACGATTTTTTATCGAAATCGAAATAATTTTTTGCGTTTTTGCTTGCATATATCATTTTTTTTGTTTATTTTTGCCATCGAAAACATTCTAATTTCGTTCTTGAAACGTTTTTGTTTCGTTTTCGAGTGCAAAGATAAGCGTTTCCGAGATAATAACAAAGCGAAATCGCAATTATTTTTATCGGATTTGCAATGTTTAACCATGTTAAATTTATGTATAATTATGGAAGTAACTATAATACAAAGAGTTGGCTATGTTTTGCTGGATACTAAACTTAGTAAGGCGGCTTTTGCAAAAACGATAGGTATGGATGCAACAACCTTTTGGAGACAGTTGAAAGGTGAACAAGCACTTTCTGCCAAACTTATCGAAGGAGTATTGAAGGCTTATCCAGATATTTCCGCTGAGTGGCTTTTACGTGGAATTGGTAATATGAAGGTTAATCAAATTGATACGATTTTGAATAACCAAGAGTCTGTTAGTTCTGGGCAGGAGTCTATTTGGAAGGCTAAATATGAATCAATAAAGGAGTGCTATGACTCTTTGCTAAATAGCCTTGGCGGTGTTATTGGTAAGAGAAATGTCGGATAATTAAAATGTGGTGAGGTATGCCTAAAGAAATTGTATATGTATTTGTAGCTTTCATAGTGATAGCTGCTATTTATTTTATGTATAGCTCATTGAGAGTTAACAGAAAAGAAGGTGAAACTTCGAGTGTAAAAGAAGACAGCAAGACAGTTGCTAAGATGGTGTTTAGATATGCTGCCGTTGTAATATCCTTTGTGGTGTGTATGGTAGTTCTTATTGTCATTGAAGCTCAATTTCTAGAGCCAAACAAGGGCTTTGTCTTTGGTGACTTTGCTGTTTCTACTATGGTTGCCAGTTTTGTTGGTAAACTCTTGAAGAATAAGCTAGGGCTGTGATGGTTGAAATTACTAACGAGCATAGGTTATATGTTCTTTTAAAGTATTTGCATCGTAAATCTTTCAAGAACAGAAACCTTTGGAATGTAGTGTGCAAGCATACTCATGAGAGTCGTTCTTGGATGGATGGTACAATAAAGGAACTGCGAGGTGATAATTATCAGGACTATGGGATAGGAATGTCTAGCAAGGAGGTGCGTGAAGTATATTCTACCTCTCCTTTGGGAAAGAACGAGATTCCTAAACTGTGGAGAAATAGTAAGTTTAAGACAACGTTGCTTTCCAAGGCATACGGATATATCTTAGCAGTAATCGGAATACTGATTACTGCTCTCGTAACTGCTTTTGCCAAGGACTTGTATGAGTTTTTTAAAGAAACCATCCTAAAATAACGATTATGTTATATGTCCAGCAAATAATACCGATTGCAGTTACTATCTGGTCAATATGGTCTGCTAAAAAATCTTTCATAGATGCAAAGTTACAACTATTATTTATTAGTCAAATATGAATTACAAAGTTTAACTTTCCCAACTAGCAAAAAATATTTTCCCAACTAGAAAAGTGAAATAACAAAAGGCATCGGGTGTAGTGCTCGATGCCTTTAGTTTAATTTATACATAGTACTCATCTGTGGTTTCTATTGGATAGGCATCTTCGCCGTCAATCTCTACCTCTCCTTTGTAAATCTCAAACCAGAAGACACTTCTTCCGCTCTGTTTTGTGCCTTCTACCTTCTCCTTTCCTTTGGTCATAGCCTTGCAGTAGGCTCTAGCCTTTCTCAGGGTGTCGAATTCTCCTTCATCATGGAAACCTCCCCATCCATTGTTCTTTAATACGGTGTATATCATAACTGCTGCTTAACCGTGATGCAGTAGGGCTTATGTTGGGTTATTTATCGAAGAACTTATCTATGAGACCCATTGCCTCGTCCTTCTTCTTATCTATTATCTTAGCATAAATCTCGGTGGTCGAGATTCGAGAGTGACCGAGTAGCTTGCTGGTGGTGTAGATGTCCGCTCCAAGCGTGAGCATCATCGTGGCGAAGGTGTGTCTGGCTGTGTGGAATGAGACGTTCTTGGTGATTCCTGCTTGCTCTGCCCATACCTTGATGTGGTGATTGAGGTTGGATTGCTTGCAGAGGTCTTGGAATACCAGTTCTCCTTCTCGCTCGGGTAGCCATTTTACGGCTTCGTTTGACAGTTGGTAGCTTACCACTCTCTGTGTCTTCTCCATAACCTTTGATAGGCGGTATTGCTTTCGCCCGTCCGTGTCGGTTACTTCCTCTATGTCAGACCATCTTAGCTTTCTGATGTCCGATATTCTCAGCCCAGAGAAACAAGAGAACATGAAGGCTTGCTTGGTGAGGATGGAGTAGCATTCGGTGGATGCTAGTCTTTTCACTTCGTCTATGTCCAAGTACACTCGCTCGCTCTCGGGTGTCCTGATTTTCTCGCTGGCATCTATCTGAGTTAGCGGATTGATGGCTATTACTCCTTCTCGAACTGCCTTGTTGAGTGCTGTGCCAAAACAAGTGAGGTATACATTTTGGGTGATGCGGCTGAGGGGTTGGCCTCCTCGCTTGGTTGCATGCTTAAGGTAGTCTATCCATCCCAGGCAAAAATTCTTGTCGATGTCGCTCATCAGTGCCGATTCGCCCTTGTATTTGATGAGGTGTTTCTTCATGTTCTCTACTGTCTTGGATGATTCCTTTGACTTGGCGGTCTTTTCCTTTGCAGCCTTGAATATGTCTATCCATTCCACAAGTCTCATCTTTCCCCTTCCAGTTATGATGCCTGCCTTTCCATTCTTGATGTCTAGCACTCTCTGCGCCATGATGGCATTGGCTACGCTCATGGTCTCCAAGTTCTTTTGTCGTGCAGCCGACTTGTTTCTACCCACTTCTGGCACGAGATAGAGCTTCAGGAACTCATACTTTCTCCTCCCTTCTAGGTATATGTCTAGATAGATGCTCTTGTTACCGTTGGCGAGTTGCTTGAATCTGATAGTGACAGGTTCTTTCTCATAGGTCTTTTTTCGTCCCATAACTTTATATTTTTGTTACTCGCTGCAAAGATAAGCATTTTTTTTGTTACTCACAAGTTTTTGGTAACAAAATAGTAACATAACTTTTACATATCTATTATATAGCTATTATAGAGCCGTGGCTTTGCTTTGTGCTATCTGGAAATCGTAACTCGCTGATAGGCTATATAATAGATATATAATAGATATATAAAGGGCTACCCTCTCGGGCAACCCTATACATATTATACAAAAACATGCGAAAGATAATTATGTATTATATAAGTAATTGAAAATCAATATATTGAAAAAGCTACATGTTTTTATGAGTAACAAAATGGTAACAAAACATTGTTTAAAAAACTAAACTATCTCTCAGTATATCGAATAAGTAACACATGAGTATCAAAAGCGAAATGCACTTTAACTTAGATTAACAGATTAAACCTTTATATAGCCATTATATATCCATTATATAACTATTATATAGCCGAGTGCAGTATCTTTACAAATTCACATTTTTACACATTTGGTGGTTTCATTTTTTGTTTCTATCTTTGCAGCGTCAAAGTTACGGTTGGCATGACTAAAGTAGTCCTCCTTTCATGGTGCATAGCACCTACAAGATATGAATCCCTGAGTCGCTGCCGTAACCAGCACTTGGGGGTTCTTTTTTATATCCCTGAGTTTTTGACGAGACATCGAGGTTCAATCCGTGCAGTCCTCTTCGGAGTTATCAACCGATATATAAAACTGCTCAGTCTAGTAGGATATATTTGTGTAGGTAAGACCTGCTCTGTTCCATCCATTAACAACAGGCGCCCATCTTCCGTAAGGAATACCCCTACATGAATGAACAAAACTAAGTGGGTAACTTAGTCCTATGTAGGCTATGGTGAAGATAATTTACTGCTTAATCGTAGTTGATAATTTATATAAAAATTTTCTTCGCCTGCTGCCCTCTCCTTATAGGGGATGGGTAAAGAATGGATAGTACACATATAAAAAATATCACTTATGAAAGAAAACGTGAAGGTCTTTGCCAAGACAATCGAGGATGAAGCTCAACGACAGATAGAGGAACTATCAAAGTCGGATGCTTACAAGGATTGTAAAATCAGAGTGATGCCTGATGTGCATGCTGGAACTGGATGCACCATCGGCACTGTGATTAAGATTCGTGGTCGTGTGATACCTAACACGGTGGGTGTGGACATCGGCTGTGGAATGTTGGTGATTTGTCTTGGAAAAGATGATGTCAACCTAGAGAGACTTGATGAGGTTATCAATAACTATATTCCTTCTGGATTTAGCGTGAATGATACTGTGACAGACTTTGTAGAGCACATGGGGTCTGGTATCTTGGATGGTATTAAGGCTAAGTGTTTTGATACAAGATATGCTTTGAGGTCTATAGGAACTTTGGGCGGTGGTAACCACTTCATCGAAATAGATGTCGATGAAGAAGGATTGAAATATCTTGTGATTCACTCGGGTAGTAGAAATCTTGGTGTGTCTGTATGTAAGTATTATCAGGAAGCTGCCTATAAGAATTGCTCTATAAAGAAGGACAACAGAAAGTCTATCATTGAGAGGTTGAAGGAGGAAGGAAGAGAGAAGGAGATACAAGATGTCTTGTCTTCTTTACCGAAGTTTGCTGTTCCTAACAAAGATTTATGCTATTTGGATGGTTCGTTGCTTGATGATTACTTTTCTGACATGAAGTTAGTTCAAATGTATGCTGACTTCAATCGTAAAACCATGTCTATGATTATCATGGGTGCAATGGAGAAGAAAGTGTTTAATACTTTGTTTGATGAGTTCACTACTTTGCACAATTATATTGAACTTAGCTCTGGCATCCTGAGGAAGGGCGCAATAGCTGCTTATGCGAATAGAAGAGTTATCATCCCTATGAATATGCGTGATGGTTCTTTGCTGTGTGTGGGAAAAGGAAATGATGATTGGCTTTGCTCTGCTCCTCATGGAGCTGGAAGGTTGATGTCTCGCACAAGGGCTAAGATGGACTTGAAGTTGGATGATTTCAGAAAGCAGATGGAGGGAATCTACACGACTTCTGTTTGCACTGAGACCATTGACGAGTCTCCTATGGCTTACAAGCCTATGGATGAAATCGTGGAACTGATTAAACCTACGGTTAACATCGTGAAGGTTATCAAGCCTATCTACAATTTCAAGGCTAAGGAGTAAGTGTGACAAAAATAGTAGTGGCTATGGATGAACTTGAACGAATTAAGTTGAAGGCTTACAAGAGCTATCATCGCTACATGGTGGCGAACGGAAGAGGGCTGATTCTCTCTTACGATGAGTGGAAAAGACATGTTGAACAGATAATAACTGATTAGCGTATGAGAACTGAAATTTTTAATAAGGCACAGTCTCTTAAAAGAGATTTGGATAATATAGATAGACTCTATGATGTCACTGTTAATAGTATCAGGAACTTTGATGATAAGAAACATGAAATTAATAGGGTGCAAATAGCGAATATAGCTCTTAGAGATTTGCTTTTTACAGAAGAACAAACTCAATTCAAAGAAGACTTTAAGAATTTTCTCAAAAAAGAATTTGATACTTATAAGTCAAACTTTCAAAATTTGTAGCGTATGGACACAAGAGTATTGATGGATATTCTCCTGAAAGCAAAGGATGCTATTCAGAGAGGGTGCAATAATCGGGCAAGCAACTTGAATAGCGTGCTTGGTGGCATTGATGAGGCTGTGAAGTGGCTGGATGGTGCTGACTTGATAGACTTAAACAAGGTGTGGCATCAGGCTAAGGATAAAATGCCCGACATCTATGGCGGTCGATACAATGACTACCTGTGTGTGCATAAATTCAGACCTTCTGGTCATACTCATCTTACACATGAGGAGAATTGCCCAGAGTTTGAGGAGTATCTTAAGAAGAATCCTGAGGATTGGTGGTGCAACGTTTGGGACTTGTTGAAGAAAGAACATAACGAAAAATTTTAAATGATATGAAGAAGTTTTTATATTTGTCTTTAGTAGTACTGCTGGCAAGTTGTACTTTTGAGAAACCTAGTAGAATAGGTTGGTTTTATGATAGATATATTGATACAATACAAGTATCTGACAGCGTTTGGGCTGTGAATGCAGTTTATAAAACTCAAAATGGTATTGGAGCAACAAAGATTGCAACTATAATTAAGGAAGATGGTAAGTAAATCGGCTGAATATTATCGTAGCCATCCAGCAGCTAGAGCGAGGAAGGCTGCTTACGATACTAAGTTTGAGAGTTCTCCTTCTCAGAAGGCGAAACGTAGGGAGTTGGCTCGGCACAATGCCGAACACGACAAGAAGTATGGGGCAGCTTCGAGAAAAGGCAAGGATGCCAGCCATACTTCATCGGGCATCAGATACAAGCCATCGTCCGTGAACCGTGGTAGCAAGACAGGGCGGACGCATCAAAATGCGTTCGCCTGTAAAAGTTTTGACAAATACTCCTCGTCCCAACCAGCCTTCATTCTTTTCAAGTTGAGACTACCCTTGGTAGTCTTATCATTTTTGAGAATAGAAAGTGCCATCTTTGTGATTGTTGAGAAGTTTCTGGCGGCATTCTTTACCTTTCTGCTTTCATCCTCCTTGAAGGTGAAGTCTAGTTGCCAATGCAAGTTGTTCTCGATTCCCCAATGCGCTCTTATCGAGTTTGCAATTTTTTCAGGATTTTCATTACCTAAAGAACTTATATAGTATCTGATTTCTTCTGATGTTTCACCTGTTGCGACAATAGTCCTTCGGGATACGATGCCTATGATGGATCGCAAGCCTTCGAATTTGTTTTTAAACATTCGTTGTGTGGTGTCTCCAAAACTCACTACTATACATTTCCTTTCCTCCCTTCTACCATGTCCCTCGTTGAAGGTCTCATGCTTTGCAACTATGTTTTGATAGTCTCTGTGCATATTTTCGGAAATGATATCCTTTGCAAAATCATAGCTTTTTCTTTGGTTCTCCTTTAACGCTATAATATAATCGCCTTTTCCTTCTATAATCTTCTTTGTGATAGCGGTTTGGCATCCCATAGCATCAATCGTAACGACTGTGTCTTTCAAATCTATTGCACTGAGCAACTTTGGCACAACCGTAATTTCATTAGTTTTGTCACCAACCTTCTCTTGACCTAAGGATATGCTGTTCTCAGAAGACCAAGCTGACACAATCCACATGCGAAAGTCCTCCTTGCCCAAAGTATGTTCTGCGTCGCATTTGCTGGAACCACGCATTAACTTGCCATCAATGGCAACTACGCCTTTGACCTCGCCAATAATTTCTTTGACCCAATTGCGAAATATTTGTTCAAAGCCCTTTGGGTCAAATATGGAGAAGAACCTATTGAAAGTGTCATGACTAGGAATGCGCTCCAAACCAACTAAACGGGATTTGAAGAACTCCTTCTTTGTCCTTCCAAACTCTGCAATGTCATCCCATGTTTGACATCCTGCTAGTACAGCTGCTATGGTAATATATATGATGTGTTCCATTTTATGGACAGTTCGTCCAGTAACTCTTGGGTCTGGAATTTGTTTAGATAACTTAATAATGTTCATTTTGTACCTTTTAAGTGTTTAAATATTTCTTACAAAGATACTAAAATATTTTCAAATAGACAAATATAAATAGCTAATATTCAATAAGATATAATATTTTAACTAATATGTTAATAGGTAAAGAATTTGATGCGTCTGCCCTGGGTAGCAAGAGCGATATGCCTGGGGACAGAAGGGCTAGAGGTGGTCGCTGATAGTGATACTTTCCAATTTGGAATAGTCGCAGAGGCGTTACTCGTCAAAATGAAAAAGGGGAGTGCTCGCGCATTCCCCTTCATTGATTATTAACCTAAAAACCTAATCTTTTCGCCTATGTAAAAAAAACTAAACCTGTATTTAATCAATTTTCTTCGAATATGAAAAAACAATCGTATTTTAGCGTATGTACTATTCTTCCTTGCCTATCGCCAAGTTACGCAACTTGTCTGTGAGTGCGTTGGCGATTCCCTTGGTGTTCTCCAATGTGACGGATTGCAGCATCGGGAGATTGAACTTTAGAGCTTCCAAGTAGAACCTACAGAAGTCCCTTGGCTCGCATTCCAACATGGCTTTGCGGAAGGTGTCGAAGTTCTCTCTGGAATAGTCTGCCATCAGCTCACGGAACTCCTTCTTGACAGGAGCCTCGTAACCTTTCTGCATGCCGCCAGTCTTCTTGCGACCTTTGATGAACTTTCCTTTTTCGTCTCTTTCTGCTGCCATATATTGGATTTTTGGTGCAAAGATAGGTAATTTTCGATTGGCTTTTACTTTATCCGTTAATTTTGTGAATTAAGAAAATCTTATAAGATTAACCGATAAAGTGACATTTTGGGATGGTTTCTCTATCTTTGCCACATTATTAATAATATAAATATTTCGAAATATGATAGGAGCTTTAGTAGGAGCAGGTCTCTCCCTTGCGTCTTCCATCGCTGGTGGCATCGCCAACAGAAAGGCGGCGAAGAAGCAAGAGCAGATGCTTGCCCAACAGAAGAAGGATAATCAGGCATGGTTTGATAGGAAGTACAATGAAGACCCTACCAAACGTGCCGACACGGTGCGCTTGCTGACCCAGATGCAAGAGCAAATCAAGAACAGAAACAAGGCTGCAAGAGGAAGACAGGCTGTGATGGGTGGCACTGAGGACTCAACCACTGCGGTGAAGGAGGCCAACAACAAGACCCTAGCCGACACTACCTCACAGATTGTGGCTGCTAACGAGAGCAGAAAGGATGCCATCGAACAGCAGTATCAGCAGAACAAGCGTTCCATCGAGGGACAGCAGATGCAGATGGAAGCTGACAAGGCTGGCAACACGGCTAACGTGGTGGCTGGTGTGGCTGGAACTGCCGCCAACATCGCCAGTGCGCTTGATAGTGGTGAGAAGAGTAAATCGGCTGGAGCTAGACCTAGTGTGTCTTCTCCTTCATCCACCGATATGGCGAAGCTGGATGCCAAGGTTGGGGCTGTGCCTAGCCAACAACAGGTGGCGAGTGATGTAAATGACATGGTTGGCGGCAATGCACCAAGAAAAAGAGTTTAGCTTATGAGAGCATTAGATATGTTATCACAAAAGAATGGCTTGAAGACTACACAGAGTGTACTCAACAAGCAGCAGAGCGGTGTGGATGCAGCACAGAAGGCGAACCCTCAGGAGGCATCTACCTTTACCCAAAAGCAACTGGATGCCGCTGGCAAGAAGGTTGACCAAGCGAATGACTATACTCCAGAGACTCCAACTATGAAGGAGGCGCAAACTCGTACCATCGCTAATCAACAAGGTGTGATGAATGGGATTCAGACCAATGGCGGTGTGGATGCCGAGGAACAGGATAAGCCTTCCATTCCAATAGTGAAGAAGGATGAGAAGTCTCAGCAAGAGCAGCCCAAGCCGATGAGCTATGCCGATATGTTCAAGGCTATCTATGGGAATGGCGAGGACGAGACTCCAGAGCAAAAGGCGAGACGAGAGAAACGAGAGAAGACGAAAGCACGTATCGCTGCCATTGGTGATGGTCTCCGTGCTTTGTCGAACATGTATTTCGCTACCAATGGGGCGAAGGTGGTGCATGACCCTAACAGCGACATGACTCCGACAATGCAAAAGCGCAAGCAGATGCTGGAACAGCAACGAGAGAAGAACAAGGCTGCTTGGCTGAATGGCTACTTGAAGGCTCAGGCTCTGGACGAGGAGGCGAGGAAGAACAACTTGACTCTTGCTGAACAGATGAGGTATCACGACATATTGGCTGGCAAGTTTGACCGTGCTGGAGACCAAGCAGACAAGAAGATTGAGCAAAGTGGACAGAGGTTACAGCAGAATGCCGACCGAATTGCTGAGACGAAACGACACAACCAAGAGTCTGAGCAGAACTCTAGGGATGCCAACAACATCAGAGCTACCAAGGGTAGTGGCAAGGGCGGAAGTCGGAAGGGCGGTAAAGGTAAGACTGCCAAGGAAGACTATAGTAAAACCCTTGTTGACCTCAACAGCAAAGACCCGAATGGGGTTAAGCAGGTGACGAGAGGTCTGAAACGTTCAGGTGTGCCGAGAAGTGCCAAGACCATCGTGGAGTCTTATCGAAAGCAAAACGGCTCGCACAATGGGGGTAACAGCGGCAAGAAAAAAACGACTGGAGTTAAGTGGTAAGTTAATCATATAAAATCAATATATTATGGCAGAAAGACCATTATACACATTATACAAGAATCTGAAAGCACAGAACTTTGATGTGCCAGACGATTACGACAAGTTTGAGAGTGCCTTGACTAGGAACGGAAAGGGCGGTGCTGACAATCGCCATGCCATCTATGAGAACTTGAAGGCTCAGAACTTTGATGTTCCTGATACTTATGAGCGTTTCTATTCGGCTCTGTTCCATCCTGTAAGCAAGGATTCTTCAAGGGCGAATGGGGGGAGTGTGCCGATGAGTGCCGCTGACAAGGCAAGAATGGTGTCTAACATAAAAGCAATGGTGTCTAACACTATGCGTAAGAATAACAATGTAAGACAGAATATAAAAAATATAGTATCTAATCCTAAAAAGTTTTATCAGGTAGGTAATAAAATTCAACTAGGTTTCAAGAATCCTTTGCATAATAAAAATGTGAAGGAGGATAAGTTCGCTTATAATTCAACTACAAGAAAGACAGGTATTTACCGCACAACTGATGGTGAATCATTTGATAATTATTACGCTGCAAGTCAGTATCAGAATCAACTTGACCAACAGAACAATGCTTATCAGGAGGCCGTGAACGCTGGAGATATTCCATCTGTGTTTGATGTGCGAGACAAGAATGGCAACTATGACCTTCAAGAGAATATCGGGAAGGATGGCACTTATCTGACTGAGGAGGGTGCTCAGAATCAGCTAGACAAGAAACTGGCTGATGCCTACGCTAGAAAGAAGGAGATTGAGGAGGCCATCGCTGAGGATAACCATAAGAATGGAAATCCTCTGTTGTCGTATTCGGCTAGCTTGGGCGGTGGTAATGGTCGGGATGCAGCATCTAGCGACTATCGAAACAAGTTGGCTACATCGTTGGCTCTGGTTACTCAGCAGATTGGTGCGCTTGAAGCTGTGAAGCAATATCCAACTAGCAGTTGGGGCGAGGATGCCTGGAAGGCTCTGGACAATACGGCTTTCACGGCTAAGACTTGGGATTTCGGTTTGACTGACTTTGCTACGATGGGGCAGATGGAGAGAATCAAGACGAAGATGGATAATGGCATTCCTCTCTCTGGCTCGGATAAGATGCTCCTGAAAAGCAAGGTGGGGGCTGATGCCGCTGCCGCTCTTGAAGATGAGAAGATGGGTAATGTCTATCGCTGGACTAAGATAGCTGGACAGTCTCTTCCATTTATGGCTGACTTTTTCCTAACTGGTGGCTATGGAGGTATTACCAAAGGTCTCAGTCGTGGTGCGTTGAAGATTGCCGCAAAGCGTGGCATGGGTAAGGTGAGTGCTGCCATATTGAAGAACACTGGCATCGTGATGGGTGATGTAATCGGCTCGTATGCTATGGCTGGAACAGAGCAAGCGATGAAGACAGGTGCGGACATCATGCAACGACACATGGGTAATTTGTATCTGGATGAGAACGGAAACTATGCCTTCGGTACTTTCGATGAGAATGGCAACTTGCTGCATGAAGGTGGAGAGACGATTGGCAAGGCGCTCTATAAGGGTTTGACATCGGCTATGGTGGAGAACTACACGGAAAAGCTATTCGGGCATAACTATGGCATCAAGAAGGGTGCGCTCAACTTCATGGAGAAACATGGGATGGGTCGTGCCGCTGACTTCTTCAAGAACATCGGTCAGAGCGGTTGGTACACTGGCTCAAAGAAATGGATGGAGAAGTTTGGTATCAACGGCTTTGCCGAGGAGGTGATGGAAGAGGAGATTGGCATCCCTCTGCATGCCCTTCTGGATGGTGAAGGTAAGGTGAGCGACTTGCTTGACCCTAAGCAGCAACTTGACATTATCGGTGGTATGGCTATATCCGTTGGCTCTATGTATGCGATGGGCATTGGTACTAAACCTGTCAAGGGTGCATACAATCGTGCTCAGTACTATAGATTCAAGCATAAAGTGGACTTGGCTGATAGTGACGCACAGCAGTTGCTGGGCGATAACTGGGAGCAGTGGAAGGAGCAGATGGATAATGCCACTAACGATAAGATGGGCGGTGTGCTCTACAATATCTTGCAGCAGAGAGACAAGATGAGCAAGGAGCAGATTAACGCTGCCATCATGTATGGTGTGAACCTGATGAAGATGCGTGGCTATAATCTTACCAAAACTGCTGAAATGAATGCGAGGGAGATAACCAATGAGCCAACTACTCCTGAGGAAGAGAAGGAACAGCAGATAGATAATGCTTATTCTGAGGGGCATGAGGCGGAAGCTGAGGAAACTCATGAGATTCAGATAGACCAGGCGGACAAACAGAGAAGTCTGGCTGCACTGCTCGGTATCTCTGAACAGCAGTTGTCTGCCATGAGCAACGAGGAACTGGATGCACTGACAGGACAGAATGATAATCTAGATAGAGCTATCTATGAATATCAACTATCGAATGCCAAGTACCAAGGTGTGATGGACAATGCACAAGACCAAGTGGACTTGGCTGCTCAGAGGGCTGCATCCATGACTGATATGATAACTGACCAGACCAGAGGGACTGTAAGAAACGCTACAATCAAGGGAACGCAAGGAGCGAATGACTATGGTGTGTATATCATCAATGGTAATCTTGCCACTCATGACGATGGTGCTATCAATATATCGGGTAGTGACCAGATGATTATCTATTATGACCCGACAACTGGAAAGGTGGAACACGCTGACCCTAATCGTTTCGCTGCACTCGGTGACGAGAATCCTGCCGAGGACGTGAAGGCTCAGGCTGTAGCTGATGCCAAGGAGAAAGCCATCAAGGAAATATCTGGTATCATTGATGGTCGTGTTGACGTTGGCTCTCAGTTCATCGTTACTGGCTCTGATGGTGCTCAGCATACTTACGAGATTCTAGCTGACTATGGGGATGGCACTGCTGCTATCTCTATTGATGGCAACGTGGTGGAGAATCCATATTCAATCGAGGACTTGCAGAACTTGAAGGACTTGGAAGACCAGAAGAGACTGGAGGCTGCCAAGGCTGCAAGGGAACAGTTGGAAGCTGAACGTGGAGAAAAGAAAGCTGAACAGCAGAAACAAGAGGAGGAGAAACAAGAGCAACAGAATCAGGTTATTGCTGACCTCATTGATGATAATGGCAATGTGGTGTTGGCTGCTGTGGAGGGAAGTGAGGATGCAGACTCCTTCATCGTTGGTGAGTATAACAATAAGAAGACAGGTGTGAAGAAGTATAAGGTGGTAACACTGAATGCTGATGGCACTGTGTCTAAACCTCGCTTGGTGGATGCTTCTAAGGTGAGCATCATTGGTAAGATGTCGGCTGATGAGTACAAACAGACATTGAATGTTCCAGATTCCTCTGCTGTAGAGGATAAGAGTGGTGAGAATGAGACTGTCCCTGCTGATGTTGCTGGTGAGGAGGTCGCTCATTCTTCTGAGACTACGGAAGAAGCTGCTCCTGCTAACGAGACTACAGAGAATGACAACGAGGAATCTGCTGCTGAATCTCCTGCTATGACCTTGGAGGATGGTACAATCGTCCCGATGCTGGAGGATGGCAACCCTGACTTCTCTCAGTTAACCGCTGAACAGACTGCTGAGTTGTATGATGAGCAGTTTGGCGAGGATGCCGATGGTGTTATCAGTGGTTGGGTGTCTGATGCAAAGAAGGCTCTCGACAAGGCGAACGATATGAGTATCAAGGGTAAGAACTTTGTGGAACAGAAAGCTAGCAAGGAGGCAAAAGAAAAGGCTATCGCTGATGCCCAAGCGGCTTACGATTCCGCTGTAGCTATCCGTGATGCCTACAATGAGCGACAACTTGCCAAGGAAGAGAACACTCCTGAGGGCAGAAGAAACCTCATCGAAAAGGCAAGAAGAAAGTTCAACCGATTGAAGGGTGCTGTGAAGGATGATGCCGAGGCTACTCTACAGCTATACCAAGATACGGTTGGCTCTGTCCTTCATCGTCTGTATGATGGCACTGGAATTGATGTGACTGATGATGTGCCGCTGACTGCTGAGGAATATGTTGCTAGCAGTATCACACCTTATTCCCTCAACTATGAGGGCAACGAGAACTCGAAGGGTGTGAAGCAAGAGACTGGCTTGTCTAGAGAGGACTTCGCCAAGACTAGACTTCTCGCAAAGGATGGCAAGGGCACTACCATTGACAAGATGGTGGATAAACTCTGGAATGACAGACCTAGCAACTTGGATAGTCTCGACACTCAGGACATTCGTGCGGCTCTGCTTGACCTCATCATGAGTGGTAAGACTGCCACTGACTTCAAGACCTATGTACAGGATATGCGTATCAATGAGGCTGAGAAGATTCTTGAAGAGCAGAAACGTGCTGAGGACAATGCTAAGTTTGCAGAAGAGCAAAAGAATGCTGATGAAAATGAGAAAGTAAATGAGAAAGTAAATGAATCGGATGCCGAGGACAATGTAGCTGAGAGTGAATCTTATGAAGAGTCGCTGAAAAAGGCTTTGGAAAAGGTCGCTCCTTTTGCTAAGGCTTTGAAGCAGGCTGTTGAGAGTGGTGATAAGAAAGCTATCGAGAAAGCACAGCAGGAATTGACGGATGCTATGGTTAGCAATAACCTTGGTTTGGGTTACTTGTATTCTCAGTTGGCTCAGTATGGTTTAACCAAGAGAAAGGATGATTCATATAAGTTGAGTCGTGCCATAATGAAATCTCTAAAGGATGCCATCCAGACCGTAGAGAACAGCTTGGATTCTGCCATTCAAAACGCTGGGCTTGATGGTGTGCATATTGATTTCAATGAAGCTGGTGATGGTTGGATATATGCTGATAAAGGTAGTGAGTGGTACAATCGCTTGGAGGCTTTGGATAACAACTATAGATGGCTATCTCAGGATAATATCACGATTGATAATGTCTCGAAGATAGCTAACATTATCAAGTCTCAGATTGAGGAAGGCGAAAGATATAATGCCGATGCTGATACAGAAGATGAGACCGCTCCTGCCGAGGATAAGCAGTTCCCTAGCAAACTGAGAGAAGGCAAACAGGAGGGAACGACTGAGATACCAGAGGATGCCACTGACGAGAAACCTTTGGGCGAACAGAAGGCTGCTGATGAAGTTCCATTTTCAGCCAAGGATAACGGAAATCAAGAGACTACAGAGGAACGTGCTGCCAACGTGGAGAAGAATAAGGTGGAGGGTACTGACGTGGTGGATGCCATCATCGGCAAGAAGACACGCAAGGCTCTGGATAGAATCGCAAAGATGATGGGGGCTAAGATTCAGTATCAGTACACGGATAAACTGGGTAATGGATGGTATAATGCCGACACGAATACCATTTACCTGACCTTGGACTCTTCCATCACTGAGGGTGTGCAGTTTATCTTCGGTCACGAAATGACTCACGAAATCAAGACTAAGAACGCTGAGGCTTTCGAGGAGTTGGCTAAGTTGGTGAAGGGTAGTATTACTGACTTCGACAAGGCTGTGGATGATATGTGGAAGAGATATTCCAAGGCTGGATTGTCTGGCTATGACCGTGCTTATTATGAGGAGGAGGTTATAGCTGATGGTATCGGCTACATGATGCGTGACCTCAACTATGCACACACTCTCGCTATGAAGATGTCTCATCCTCTGCTTGCCAAGATTCATGAGATTATCAATCGTATCAGAATGGCATTCCATGGCACTGAGTACACTGAGACTGCAAAGAATATCATGCGCTCCATTGAGCAAGCGTATGTGAAGACTGCCAACGGTACGTTTGAGGATTCTACGACTGGCGAGGATGCAAGATATTCTCTTCGCCAAAAGCCAGAGCCTACCAAGAAGGGCATCGGGTATAAGGTGTTCGTCTTGAAGAATGGCAAGCTATATCCACCTATGGTGGCTAACCCGAATGGTGCTGAAACTCCTGTGGGTGTATGGCTCGATGCTGATGCCGCTCCTATTGCTGGAGAGAGTAAGACTGGAAGACCTCAGGTTAAGCAAGGTGGCAAGGGTACACAAGGTGGTAGTGGCAAGCTGGCTTATCGCCCAGGCTGGCATCTTGGTGTGATTCCTTATGCCTTGCAGTTCAATCGCAAGGATGCAGAGGGCAACAAGACTTTGTTCCCTGCCAACTTCGTCTTTGCCGAGGTGGAGTATGCCGCTGATGTTGACTACCAAGAGGAAGCTCGCCAAGAGGGTATCAATGCCAACGGCAAATATCAGCATTCTTTGGCTGGACTTAAACATCTGCCTACTGATGGATATTATATGTATCGTACCAATCCTAACCCAGAGACTGACCCTTGGGTGATAACTGGTGCGATGAAGGTGAATCGTATCTTGACCAGAGCAGAGCAAGCTGACTTGGTAAGAAAGGCTGGACGTGAGCCTCAGCAGATTCAGGAAGGTGACATCGTTACTGATGAGGTAGTGAACAGCATCAATCAGCAGATTGCTAATGCTCCTAAGTTCTCGTTGAAAGTATATCATGGTAGCGGTGCTGACTTCTCGGAGTTCGACTTCGACCACATGGGCGAGGGTGAAGGCTCACAGGTTTTTGGATGGGGTGGATATGTTACCTCTTCCAAGAAGATAGGCAAGGACTATGCAACGAGGATGGATAACGACCCTTCTAGGGCTAACTATCGCATTCAGCAGTCTAATGGCATAAGATTCAAAAAGAAATATCCTACTTTGGAATCGTTCCTAAAGGATGAGCAAATTGCTAAGAAGGATATATTCACAGAGCAAGAGAAGATAGACTATTACAACGAAAAGATAAAGATGGCTGAGCCATATCATAATCTCTATGAGGTTAATATCCCTGATGATAATGGTGAAAACTATCTGGATTGGGGTGAAAAACTTTCTGATGATGCAGCAACGAAGATATACGAAGGTCTATATGGCTTGAATGCCAAGACCCTTGATGATATGGCTGCAAGGGATGCTGTATTCAGAAGTCTGCTGTATGATAGTCTTAAGTACCCAGACAAGAATACAATGATTCCTTTGCTTGTCAAGACGAATAGTTTGACGAGAACGACTATGTTTGATTCGAGACCTATAGAGGACACCTTTAAGTCTGTGTACATTCGATTGGAAGACTGGATGGGTAGTCCGAAGGCTGCAAGCCAGTTCCTCTCTTCTATTGGATTCACAGGTATCAAGTACCCTGCTGGCACTATCCAAGGTGGTGCAGAAGAAGGTGATACGAACTATGTCATATTCAAGCCAGAGGATATGAAGATAGCGGAGCATACAAAGTTCTCCATCCGTACCTATCATGGCTCACAAGCTAGCTTTGACCACTTCGACCATTCCTTCATGGGTAGTGGCGAGGGGGCTCAGGCTTATGGCTGGGGTACTTATGTGAGCGAGGTGGAAGGCATCGCCAAGGCTTATGCCAAGCAGAATGCTAGGAGACATCAAATGCGCAATGATAAGAGTGTTCTTCAAGTTCGTTATCATAGCGAGGAGGCTCGTTTGAACATGTTTAAGAACAGTAGGGATGCAGTAAATGAATCTATCTCTTTGAGACAGAAGAATATTAAGAGAAAGTTAGAGATGATTTCTGATGAGGAGAATGATTTGCCAAGACTTATCAGTATCTATGGCGAGAAATCTGACATAGTTAATGATAGTAAGGAATTTATCTCTAAACTGAAAACAATAGTTGAAAATGGAAAGGAAGGTCTTGCCGAATATGAAAAGAGAAAGAAAGAGCTTGAACAGCAGATTGCTGAGAAAGAAAAAGTCCTAAAGGATTTGGAAGCTCAGATGAAAGCTACTCATACTATGCCCGAGCGCAACCTTTACACCGTTGAGATTCCTGACGATACTGGTGACAACTATATCGGATGGGATGAGCCAATGACCGATGAACAGGGCAGAAAGATATTTCATGCTTTGTATGCCCTTCCAAAGGAGCAGTTGGATAAAATGGCTAAGAGAGATAGACTGTTCCGTGATTTATTGTATACTATTCTCAATAATGTTGATGAAAACAAGGCTGTACCAACATTGGTGGAAAGCAAAACTCTGACACAAGATACTGCGTATGACAGCGTTCCTGACACAGGAGGCTCGGCATATAAACGACTCACAGATTGGTTTGGTAGTCAGAAAGAGGCTAGTTTGTTCTTGAAGGATGCTGGCTTTGATGGTGTGAAGGTTATCGCACAGCGTAACACTGGTGGCAATAAGGAGGGGAAGATGAACTATGTAATCTTTGACGAGAATGATGCCAAGATTACCAACCATACCAAGTTCTCATTGAAGAGTAAACCAGTTCGCTTTGAGGTTGGTAAATCTCTGAGCGAGGACGAGAAGAAGGAGGTGCTGTTCTCCTTGAAGTCTCTAGAGAACAAACCTGAGGGATGGAAGCAAGCCAACAAGAAGGCTATCCATATCGCTGAGACTATCGAGAGAGACCCTAAGTTCTCGTTGAAGAAACTGGATGGTACGCTGATTAAGTCTGGCACTTACTTCTCGGGCGGTGGTCTTGTTGAGGAAGGCTTGAAGGGTATCATCGACCCAGTGGTGGCTGTGGAGTATGACGAGAAGATTAGCGGTGTGTATCGCAATAACTTCGGACAACATATTGTCACTGCCGATGTGAGGGACGTTGACCCTAAGGAGTTGGTGAAGAGCATTGATGGCGAGGTGGAGTTCTTCCACGCTAGCCCTGTATGCAAGAACTTCTCCCAGGCGAAGATGAACCACGAGGAGGTGGAACTTGACAAGGAGACGGCACAGAGTACTGCCGACTTCATCAATCAGGTAAAACCAAAGGTGGTGACTATCGAGAACGTTAAGGGCTACCGTGATTCCGAGGCGATGAAGACTATCACTGATGCACTGGATAAGAACGGCTACAAGTGGGACGCAGATGTGTATAACGCTGCCGACTATGGTGGCTACACCAATCGTGAGCGACTTATCGTTAGGGCAGTACGAGAAGGTGAGCTTCCTGAAAAGCCTAGGAAGATGGCTCGCAAGAATGGGTGGTATGAGGCTGTGGAGGACATCATGCCTACGCTGACCGAGAAGAAGAATGGTGTCGCTCCTTGGATGGACGTGAGATTGAAGGCTGACGGCATCGACTGGAGAAACATTGACAAGCCGCTTTATGTGATGGGCAGTGCCTATGCCAACGGCAAGATTCCTCATGCTTTCGGTGATGAGCTTCTGCCTACGCTGAGAACCAAGAGTGGTGATGTGATTGTGATGCCTGATGGCAAGGTGTATCGTGCATCGGGTAGAGTGCTGGCTAGAGTGAGCGGTGTGAGCGATGATTACAAGATGCCTTACTCAGAGGCTCTGAGCCATACCATCATCGGGAATGGCATCCCTACTCAGTTGACAGAGCATGTTATCGCTCCTCTTCTTCAAGTAACATTGAAACCAACCTCACCTGAGGAAGGTGGCAACACCAAGTTCTCGCTGAAACAGCAGAAGGAGAAGATTGTGGAGGATGCGAAGAAGAATGGAAACTATATGCTTGCTCCTAATGGCAAGAAGACTAGACTGGATGCAGAGCAGTGGGTGAATGTGCGTACCAACAACTTCAAGAAGTGGTTCGGTGACTGGGAGATTGACCCAGAGAATGCTTCGAAGGTGGTGGACGAGAATGGAGAACCTATGGTGGTTTACCATGGCAGAAGTACTGACTTCAATACCTTTGAGAAAAAGGAAGGTGTGCGCTTCGTGATGGGGCTTGAAGACAAGGTGAAGGCTGAGGGATTCTTCTTTAGTCCTGACAAGGGATTGGCTGAGGAGTTTGCTGGCAATGCGGCTAGACATCGTGGCGGTAAGGCGAATGTCGTGCCTTGCTTCTTGAATATCAGAAAGCCTTTGGATTTGGTTTCCGAGGGCTATGATAATAAATATGAGGACGTAACAGGTTGGTCTTGGGTGGTCGGAATGGATAGCCAAGACAACTTGTGGGAAATCATGGATGAGGAAGGTATGGCTGATAAGATGAAGGCTAAGGGTTATGATGGTGCTATCTTTGTGGAAGAGGTGGACGATAACTATGAGCCTACCAAGATTTCTTATTGTGCGCTGGATGCCAATCAGATTAAGTCTGCCGATAATAACAATGGCGAGTATTCATCTGATAACAACGATATTCGATTCTCACTCCGTGTTGACCAGTATCAGCACGACTTGGCGCAGTGGAAGAAGGACAACGGACTGAGCAAGGATGCTGAGAGACCTTCCATCCCAGTGCGTGAACAGAACGAGAATGCTGCCGACTTCCTGAAGAGGGTGAAGGAGTATCGCAGACAGATGGCTCTGTGGAAGACTGCTCCTCAGTATGAGCAGCATCTGTTGAGCGATGATACGGCACAGGGACAGTTCAACTTGGAGTTGCAGCGTAGCACTGTGTTGGCTCGTATCGCCCTGCAAGATTCTATGTTGGCTATCCGAAAGGCTCAGGAGGCTATTATGAAAGAGGTAGGTGTGGACAGATTGAACATAGCTGAGGATGCCTACACTGCCGAGAATCGTAGCCACGGCAAGGGCAAGAATGAGTTTGAGGAATACAATGACGAGTTCTTGCAGCCACTGAGAAGGGCTTACAACCAGATGATGAAGAACCTTGGCAAGAGCTATGACAATGTGAAGGTATATATGATTGCCAAGCACGGCTTGGAGCGCAATGCCCATATCGCCTTCAAGTATGCTCTGGAGAACGACTATGAGGATGCAGCACAAAGAACCGCTGCATACAAGGCTTATAAGTCGGATATGAATAGGCTGACGAATGATGCCGACTTCGAGAGTGGGAAGATAAACTTCAACACTTGGAGAATACAAGACAATGGCATCCGCAGCAAGTATGCGCCTAGCTATCTGGACTACAGATATGATAAGCTAGGTATTACACAGGACTATTCGGGCTTGTCGGCTCTATTCGATGGCTCTGACTTCGAGGAAGCTGCCGCTGACCTAGTGAAGGACGTGGAGGATAAGTATGGTATGGATGCACAGGCACTTTGGGATGCTACGAATGCGGCTACCAAGAAGATATTGAGAGATAGCCACAAGGCTGGAATGATGAGCGATGAGGTATATGACTTCGTGAGAGGTATGTACAGCCATTATATTCCGTTGAGAGGTTGGGGCGATACCAACGCTGACCAAGTATGGAACTACATGGGCGGTGGCAAGGGTGCGTTCAACCAGACCTTGAAGGAGGCCAAGGGTCGTGGCTCTCTTGCCGATGACCCTATCGCCTACATCGAGAACATGGCTGAGAGCGGAATCCTCATCAACAACAAGAACTGGGTGAAGCAGCACCTTCTGCTCTTGGCTCAGAACCATCCTACCTCTCTGCTGAACGTGAGCAAGGCTTGGTATGTGAAGAGCGTGGATGCCAACGGAAACGAGGAATGGATTCCTGCTAGCCCGAACATCACTGCCAACATGACTAGCAGACAGGTGGAGGCTGAGTTGGAGGCATTCCAGAAGAAGATGGAGGCGATGGAGCAGAATGGCGATGCCACACAGAAACGTGAGCACTTGGAGATAAGCTATCCTCAGACCAACAGCGAGGAGAGGGAGCATGAAGTGAGAGTGATGAAGGGTGGCGAGGAATATGTTATCTATGTGAATGGTGACCCTCAGCTAGCCCAGGCGATGAACAATACCAGAGCGCAAAGGGTAAGACAAGGATTGGAGAACAGTATATCGCAGAGGGCTTTGGCTTGGCTCGGTAGAAAGATGGCTGCTGCTTATACCTCTTTGAGTCCACTCTTCATCCCTTCCAACTTCTTCCGTGATACCACAATGACACTGGCAAGCACAGCGATTCGTGAGGATGCAAGGTACAACTATCTGCTGAGAAAGAATATGCTGACCCATTGGAATACGCTGCCATTGGTAGTGAGCTACCAGAATGGAACGCTGAGAGAGAAGGTGAGAACTGGCAAGGCTAGCAAGACGGAACAGATGTTCTATGACTTCATGATGAATGGTGGCGAGACTGGCTTTGTGTCTTCGCTTGATGTGGAGGACTTGAAGAAGAAATTTAAGAACGACTTGAAGGATATGAACCGAATGGCGGTGAACCCGAAGAAGGTGGGACATATCATCATGGACAGCATCGAGACCCTGAACAGGGCGATTGAGGATAGCAATAGATTCATGGTGTATATGACTTCCATACAATATGGCAGAAGTATTGACGAGGCTGTGAACGATGCCAAGGACGTGACTTTGAACTTCAATAGAAAGGGTACAGGTGAGCATGGATGGCAGACCTTCAGAAACCTCTATCTCTTCATCAACCCTGCAATCCAGAGTTTGCAGACTCTCGGGGCTTTGGCGAAGCATCATCCATTCAAGTTTACGGCTGTGACTACGGCTTGGCTGACGAGTGGCTTGCTTATGCCGATGGTGAACAACATGTTGATGAGTATGTTTGGTGGCGATGATGATAAGGATAAGTACTGGAGCTTCACCAAGTGGGACAGACGAAACAACTTTATTATGTGGGTGCCTGGAACACATGACTTCGTGAAGATTCCGTTGGCTCAGGAGTTCCGTGGATTCTATGCTGTGGGCGATATGATAGCATCGAAGCTGTGGGGCGGTGAGAAAGCGGAGGAAAGCTGGGAAGACTATGGCTGGGACTTGATGGGGCAAGTGGTGGATATGCTGCCACTAGACCCTACGGGGTATGACGGAAATATCGCAGTCAGCTTGATGCCGAACCCTATCAGACCGATGTTTGAACTTGCCTTCAACGTGGACTTTACTGGCAAGCCGCTCTTCAAGGATAGCGAGTACAATAAGTATGACCCTAACTTCACCAAGGCTTATGTCGGCACTCCTGACTGGCTTGTGAGAATATCAAGGATGGTTAACTCCATCGGAAACGACTATCCAGACATTCAGCAGAATGCCATTGACAAGATTGGTGACCCAAGGTATAATCTGAACAACCCTGCTGTGGTTGACCATGTATTGAGCAGCTATCTTGGTGGTGCTTATACGATGGGTAGCCAGATACTGGGTGTGGCAACCAAGATGCTGAATGGTGACGAGGTGAAGATGGCTGACGTGCCAGTAGCTAGCAAGTTTGTGGGCAATCCTGATGATAGACCAGCTAGCAAGAAACAAGGCGATGAGTTCTGGACGATGAAGGAACGACACGACCGTGCAGCCAATACATTGAGCAAGCTAAAGAAGTTGGCAAAGGTGGATGGTGATTACTCAACCCTTGATGTGTTCTTCGACTCAGACGAGTACAAGCAGTACAAACTGGATGATGCCAAGGTGAAGAAGTATGAGGAAGAGAAGAAGAAGGAACGTGCCGAGGAGAGTGGGGATGAGTATAAGGCTCACAAGACCACTGCCGAGGACATCTACAAGGCTCACGCTACACCTAAGGATGATTTCGAGGACTTGAAGATGTCGCAGATTTATCCGAAGGTGAACGGTATCAAGAAGTCTTGGGAGGGCTTGCTGGATATGGTGAGCAGCCAAGCTGATTCCTTCTACAACGAGAATGCTGATGCCATACAGGCGGCTGACGAGGTGGCTGATATTCGTGAGCAAATAAACGACATCAAGAAGGAGTTCTTGTCGGAAGATGGCAAGGATGCTTGGAATGCCGAGGACATGAAGGAGATTCGCCAACTGAGGAAGGAGGCTCTGAGCATATTGGAGAAGGTAAACAAGGTAATTGTTGCCAAGCAGAAGGCGAAGACAGAGAAAGAGAAGTGATAGATGATAACCAGTAGGTTACTACTGTAACGCATAAAATTCCCCGAAAAATGCGCATAATTTCGGGGAATTTTTGTGTTTTTGGGTAAGGTGTTATTTTGGTGTCTTCTAGCATAAATGGGATAGAAGAGGGTGTTTCATTGGTGGAATGAAACTGTTTTTCAGTATTTTTCAGCCCTCTTTTTGCTGATTTTTGAAGGAATGAAACTATTTTTTGTAGGAATGAAACACATGGGGCTCGGAATTTTTCGTAACTTTGCAGCATCGTCTTCTTCCATCTTGTGAAGTAGGGGTGAGATAATCAACATAGTATAACTCAAAAAGAAAAGGAGATTTTTATGAGAAATTCAGACGAGGACGGTAACGTCCAAAAGAGTAGTATGCCTACGCAGGGCGAGAGAAACATCTGGAAGTTTTATGAGTGGGCGGTGGTCTTAGCTCCCATCGCATTGATGCTGACGCATTGGTACATATTCTATGTGTTCAGCCAGAACACGCATGAGGTGCTGAGTTATCCCGATGCCAACGAGATTTGCATCGCTTGGATATACTCGGCTCTGTTTCTTTACATGCCGCTGATGATTCTGCCAGCGAGTTATTTCTTTAGATGGTGCAATCTGTTCCGCATTCCGTTCGTTTACTTCCTCTTCATCAATGTGGAGCGATGGTATTATGGTTCGTGGTTCTGCACTAATGAGATGATTGACACGCATTATATTCTTATATACTGCATCATCGTGGTGTATGTCTTCGAGTTGACGGAGATTGCGCTGAGAAACTATAAGCGTATCTTTGGATTCTTCAAGCGAGTGTATGGCTTCTTGAAGAAATGGGTGATAAATATATTCGGGAAGACTCCTGAGGAGAAGGAGGAGGAAGACAAGATGTTTGACGAGGTTTGCAAGTGGTTTGAGGAAGACAGGAAGAATGGCAAATTCAGATGCTGCAAAAGCTACAAGAATGATGAGGAGGGTGAGATATGCTGAATGCCAAGGAGAAATTTATCAGCGACTCCTTCGATGTGTTCAAGGACTTGCTGGAGAACCATGGGTGTACGAAAGCGGATATCAATCGCTACTACGAAATCACCAAGTATGAAATGGAGCATTATGGGGTGTGTGCTGGTAAGAAGCAATGGCTCACCAAGGATGAGGCTAGCGACATGATGGGCATCAGTACTTCTACCTTTGACAGAATCGTGTTGAATGGTGGGCTGCCGAGAGGGAAGAAGGTGGCTGGCAAGAAAAACCTACTATGGAAGGTGAAGGACATCGAGGACTGCCAGAAGATGATGGCGCTGAAAGGAGGGAGATAGTACTATATTATAATTAAGGTGTGGCTCTGATTTGGGCTGCACCTTATTTATATTAGTGTTAAAATCGAAAATTTGTGAGGCTGGATGCAAAGTTTTTATTACTTTTGCGACTGATTATTAACTTATAAACTTAAAGGTATGGAATATGTATTATTAATATTTGTATTATTAGTGCTTGGTGGCTCAATATGTTTTGCAGTTAGCCATCAATCTTACAGTGGTGGAGTTGCTCCTTCCGTTAGAAGAGGAAACATAACGCTCGGAAATAACAGGGGCTTTGTAAGTCCTATGGAGATAGGTATGTTTGGCGAAGAAGCTGCTTATGCTGCTATTGATGTAAGTAAACTAGATGTGAAGTCTTTTGGAAGAAGAAGAGGAGCATTTGGCAAATGGGGATATTGTGTGACCAATCCAGTCTGCATTAATGGTATGGATAAGAACTTGCAGCGATATATCTCTCATCTATTCTATGAAAATTGCCGAGTTGAAAGCTATGACACGGAAGAGGTGTATAGTGTATCTCTGTTTGACAAGCCAGTTTATAAGATTTCACTTTTGATGAAAGGTAGCCATGAGGTAGTGAGCCTTTATTTTATAGATAGCACGTATGAGAATCATGAGATTTTTCCTGATGGATTCTCTGACTATGCTGTTTACTTAAAGAAACAGAAAACGGAGGAGGAACGAAAGATGGCTACTGATAGGAGAGTGAATGATGTTAGATTTAGCTTGAAGAATAATAATTTCTATCAGGATAGCCCTTCCCCTATCTATGTTCAAAAACGTGGAGGGGTTCGAGTAAGTTTGAGAGATGAAGAGCATCGGTATGATAAGCAATGTTCTTTGGAACTCTATGAAAAGATTAAGAAAGGAACGGCTGAAATTAAAAGTATATGGAAGAAATAACGAATGATATAGTGTTACGTTGCTTGTTATCGAATTGCAAGGTTCATACTGTCAAGCAACGCAAGATGTTTTCTTTGCTGTCAAAGAAGGTTCTTTATGGAAATGATATTGCTTATAATGCCGAACGGTATTGCATAAAACAAGGCTGGATGGAAGACAAACTTATTGGTGAACCAATGATAGAGGAGGTAAGAACTATCATCGTGAACTTGTAACCAATCTGGACGGAATGAGCCAGATACCTATTTTGTGGAAAACTTCAAAGGTTAGACCATGGAATATATGGAAACCTCGGATAAAGTTAGTTGCACCATGGTTGATAAGTCTGGCTGCTATAATTAACTTCAAGATGTTGGCTACATGGACAATAGCTATTATTAAAGCGTTCTTTGAGGGATTTTTAGAGGTGCTAAGATATTGATTTTTTACCTTATGTGGATAGATTCTGCAAAAGATGTATGTACGAATCTGATGTAATCAAGTTAACAAAAGGTGACAACAAGATGTCTCATACGAAATCGTTGGGGCTGTAAGAAGTAAATGTAAAGATGGTGCTCCTAAGTGGAACACCTCTTAGTTATTCCTCTGTTTGAGTGTTACTCAAACTTCGGCTCTTCATACACCAAGCCATGCTCATCAACGTAAGCCTTGGCTTCTGCGTATGTGTCAAACTCT